GAGAAATGGTTGGATTGTAGTGACAGGTTCAGACCATGATGGTGAAGCAACTATCATTTCTGTACATGAAGACACTGAGTCTGAGCATGGTATGAAAGAGTCTCTCTATAATATGTTGACGGATGTGTTTGAAGTTTATATGCAATCAAAGAGAGCATCGGGGTTAAAGATCTCTTTCTCTGAAAAAACAAGAGAGCAAGAGGACGAAGAAAAAGGTTGAATTTTTTTAGGAGTGCTTAGGTATTCTGATATAACAAAATGAGCCTAGCGAGGCTTAAACTTAATTCTCTTTGAAAATCCGCTTAACTCAACTTTACATTAGTAGCTCAGTGGAAGAGCAACACTTTCCTAAAGTGTAGGTCGTAGGTTCGATCCCTACCTAGTGTATTTCAGACCCCTAACCCTAGTGGTGGTGGTCGAGGAAACACCCCTAAATCTAAATAATTTAGGGGTGGAGAAATCCACATGGCACTTATAGTGCCTTCTTCCACCTTCTGTTGTTCCTAGAAGGTTGTGGTAAAAAAAGGAACACCTACGCATCAATAGCTCAATCGGAAGAGCAACGGCCTTCTAAGCCGTAGGTTACAGGTTCGAGCCCTGTTTGGTGTATTAATCCTCTCTCTTTCTTAGGGATATAAGAAAGAGAGATAAGTGCTTTAAAACTCAACAATTCTTGTCGGGTGGGTACTTTCTTTACTTTACAAAAGTGGAAGCCTGAAGCGTATTTCCATAGGGCTTCAAGTGGATTGTTCGTCTCTGTCTCAAACTAATCTTACTTTCTGCGGTTTTGTATCTTAAGGGGAATGATATACGTTCGAGTCGTTTTGTTGTGGCTCGTTAATTGTTTTTAGTGAAGCAACGGTAAGGGGAAACCCTTATTTATTGTACATGGAAATACAAACATGGGCTTTACGGTTTTTTATTAGTTAATCAGGTAGGGATCAGCTCACCCGCCCTAAGACTCCAAGCTTTATTCGTTTAAAGAAGGGGCTTTAGAAAAGACAGACAGTTAGAAAGTTAGATTTTGTTTTTGTTGAGTCGCCTGAAGCTAGTTCTACAGGTTATCTAGCCCCTTCTTTTTGGTTCTTTGGGGTGCTCACAAAAAGTAACCATTTTTTTCTTATTCTAAGGAGTAAATATAACATGGTAAACACACCTACTATGGACGACATTGAAATCAGACAATCGGCTATCGGATATGCCCATGAACACTTTTCTCATGTCTATGCGAATGAAGAAAGTCGATTTGTAGAGATCGAAGAAATTTTGGGAGACAGTCAGTTGATTTATGACTTTCTTAACAGTGGATTATGGGAGATCTGCCTGTATTCTCTTGATCGTGCTTTTGCTTATCACTATCAAAGAATGGAAAGTGGGTTTGCTTCACCTAAGATCACAGAGGTCATTGAATCCGCTAAAAAAGTTAAGTTGTCTTTTGGTTGATCTTTGTTTTTAAAGCTGTTAAGAAATAATTGAGCATTTTGCTCATGCCCTCACACACACACAGATAGGAGACTATTATGGGCGATTTTGTTGGTAAGAACGGTTACGAGATTCGAGAAACTTTACTCGGAATGGCAATCGGTATTCTCTCTGAAAGAGATTCTCGGCTTCGAGAAAATGAATACTTAAAACCTGAAGGCACTCGTAATCCGATTGATGGATACACTGTAGAGGAAGTCATTGAAACGGCTGAATCTCTTTATCAGTTTATCCAAAAGAAGTGAGTTAAGTTGATCTCACAAAGAGTTTAGAAAGTCATCACTCAACAGTACAACCCTGTGTTGTTTGTAGGTGAGCTTTCTAAACGTAAGTTAAACGATCAGTGGGTACGGACACCTAAACCTCGTACCCACTGATCTCTTCTCAAGACGAGCGACTCTTCTAAGGCTGTTGTAGCTGTTCTTCTCTTTTCGCTATTCCTTTCATAGAGTGGTAGGGTGGTAAAAAAGAGAAACCAACAACAAAGAAGGAGCTGATATGTGGGCTTTAGAAGTAATCATAGCAAAAAATAAGAAGAAAGAGAGCGTATCTCCTTTATCTTGTGTAAGGTGTGGTGGATACTTACCTAAAAAAGAACCAAAGGACTGTTCGGGAAGACCCCTTATAAAAGTAAAGTGTTGTTCAGCGAACAATAAAAAATATCAGGAGCAATAGCTTTAATCTGATATGTAAAAGAAGCAACTAACTAAAGGGGTTTGGTTTATATGAAACTACTTTTTATTTGTCTTACTTTTATGCCTTCTTTTTGCTTATCAGAACCTATCGTTTTTGTGGATAGGTATAGCGAATATGAAGAACCTCGACAGGACGAGTACAATCCATACACTGAATGTGTGTATAACATGAGCTATTTCTTTAATGATTGTTGGGAGATGTCTAAACAATCAAAAAGCCCTGCTCAAGATAAAAAAGCTGTCTCTTGTTTTAAGAAAGAACTCAAGAAGCACCAAGCTGAAAGCACTGATTTTTTAGGGGGACGTTCTTTCTGTTTATTCTCTCATGATCTCAGATCACTTTCTGATGGAGAGATCAACTTTAACTTAAGAGGCATTAAGTTTTTAAACTCGCCTCTCAATAAATTAAGGGTTGTAACCAAAGAACAAAAAACCATGTATAGAAAGAATAATAACAAATCTTTAATTCTTTCCTTCACTGCGTCTAGTGAGCTTCAGTTCTCTTTGACCTATCTAGGGTTTTGTACTTCTACTAAATGTTACTTTGACTTTTATATCACCGAAAAAGGAGAATTGTTATGAAGCATTACGCAGGTATAGGGTCAAGGGAAACCCCCCTCAAAGTATTATCTCAAATGGAGAAGATAGCGTCTTTTTTAGCTGAAAGAGGCTACATTCTGAGGAGTGGGGGAGCAAAGGGAGCAGACACTCATTTTGAAAGAGGATGTGATAATGCACGAGGGACAAAGCAAATCTGGAGAGGGGGTGAGAATCTCTTTCCATTTCCTGAATGGGCAATAGAAAAAGCTTCTGATGTGTGTTGGGAATATCCTTTAGAAAAAATGAAGGGTCAATCTATTGCACTTATAACTAGAAATATGTATCAAGTGTTTGGTGATTCTGAAGAATACCAAACACCTGTGGAGTTTGTTGTTTATTGGAGTCCCGAAGAACCCCTTAAGAAAGGATCGAAGGGGGGTACAAGATATGCTGTAAGATCTGCTCATGAAGCAGGGATACCAACCTACAATCTGAGAACTCAAAAAGAAGAGTTTGCCTCGTTATTGTCTGACATGAAGAGAGAAAACAAATGACAAAGAAAGTTGTACGAGTAAACATTGAATGGGATTTCATCGAAGTAACTGTGGAAGATGAGAAACCCCTAAACAGCTATGAAGAAAAACGTCAAAATGCTGACCTTCCCGAATTTGTGGATATTGAGGTCGATGAAGATTTTGATGAAGATGAGTTTGACCTTTATGACACCTTAGAAGATCTTTCAGATTCTTATGGCTGGTGCATAATCGATGCAAACTTTGAAGTACTTATGAAAGAGGATTAGTGTTCAGCTCGAAAGGAGCAAAATGAGTTATAAAAGATGGGAGTACCTAGAAGATTTGACACTTAGAGCTTGGTGTGGTCAAGAGAACCTTGAGCAGTTAGCTCAACGGTTAGAAAGATCCGTAGGGAGTGTTAAGAGTAGATTACAAACACTCGGTATCAAAAAGAAGAACATCTACCCAAATAAAACGTGGACTAAAGAGATGGAAACCTACCTTAAAAGTCGTGCAGGTACTCAAAGCTCTAAATCCATTGCAAAAAAATTAGGGGTTTCTCAAAGTGCTTTAAGACTGAAAGCCTCTCGGCTTGGGGTAAGTCTACGAGTCCATAAACAAAGATTGTGGACAGTTGAAGAAATAGAGCTTCTCATCCATTTAGTCAATAAGGCTAATACTCTTAAAGAGTACCCTCCTCCGATTCCATCTTGGGAAAGGATTTCTAAGTCTTTAGGTAGATCCCCTGATTCGTGTAGAAAGAAAGCATTTGAGTTATCTCTAAATCTAGGCGTAAAGAAAGAATGGAATCTTAGAGAGCTAAAAGAGGTTCATCAAAGAAGAAAAAGAGGCGGGTCTTATCGAGTCATTGCAAAGAGTTTAAATCGAACTGAAGGATCAGTTCGTAAGAGATATGCTAGATACAAGAAGGAACTTTTGCTAAAGTAAAACAAAACAAGGAGGTTTTTATGTTTTATGTTCAGAATAAATCAACAGGCCAACCTGCATACATGGGTATGAGAGGCAAAATAGAGAAAGTATATTCTATGCGAATCTTGGCTGAAATGGACGCAAAAAGAGCAGAGCAAACTGAACTTATTAAACCTCAACGTATTGATGTTGTGGAGATAAGCAAGTCGGCTAAACTTTGGCTTGAAAACCAAGCTAGAATGCAATACGGATCTTAGAAAAAAACTAAACTTATTCGGTATACTCCCCAAAACCACAACACAGGAGTTAAGGGGTTAAAATAATGTCGAACAAAAAAAATGTCCGTAAAGCACACAGTAGAAATAAACAAGCCAAGCAACTTAAGAGAAAAAGAAAGAATAAAGGGAAAAAGAGTACTCCCTTTAAAGCACCCAAAATGAACTTTGAACAGTTTTCTTTAAACTATGCCGTAGAGAATATGGCTAAGGTTTCTTTCTCATATCTTGAGAAGGGTACTAACTATTATCTTGGAAATGAAGAGATTGAACTAACTACTTCTCAGTTCTTAACTGAACGTAAAGCAGACACTTACTTTTCTTGCGGAACAAGAGGTGTCCTTAAAGATGGAGACTTGAATGTTTCAAAGCCTTTGACATGGGTTCCAAAACAGGAGAACCCAACAGTTAAGGATTACCTTGCTGAACTATGGAATCCTGAAGAAGAAGGTGAAACTCAGATCAACTCTCTCACGTTCTTCCTATACGATGATGAAGACTTTAAAGAAGATGAGTATGGAGATCATTTCCTAGCTGTTTGTGTCATTATATCAGGTGAATCTAAAGATAAAATAGAAGGTTATCTAGTGCTTAAGGAGGTAGAAGAAAAAGAAGGGTTGATCTCGCTAGAGGGTGAGAATATATTCCTCGACTATGAGGGTATTCTTGACATGATTATACCCCCTATGGTCAACCTCCAAATAGAAGACGAAGAAGAGGGAAACGATGAGCAAATGTAGGGTTGTATGGGCTCTTAATAAAGAGGGTGAGTGGACTTGGCAATGTCCTCAGTTTTGGATGAGTTCAGGAAAGAAGTTTAAAGAAGTTGTCGAGAAGTGCTACCATTACCGATGTAAATCTAGGGCTGATCGACCTCTCCCTAACCCTAAAGCTGTTGAAGTTAAAGCTGTTGAAGTTAAAGCTGTTGAAGTTAAAAATTGTGCGTGGCATAAATGTGATTTCCCTGTCGCCCCTAACAAGTTAAGACACTGCTCTGAAGTGTGCAGAAAGAGACAGAATAGATGGGACTACAAGCAAAGACAAAAAGCTAAGAAATTGGTCGGTATCTCCCCCAAGTAACACGCCCACATAAGCCTATTCTTTTCATGTGAGCTACTTCTTGACTCACTAGTTTCTTTAATGCCCTTCTTTGGTTGTTTTTAAGATCTAAATATTTAGCGGGTAACTTAAGCTCATTAACAATGTGATTTACCATCATATCTATTGAGCCTTTATCTTTCTCTGTATACTGATCTTCAGTGAAGTCTTGTCCTTCAAAATAAAGGATTAAGACTTTTCTTATTTCAGTTCGAGTAATATTCACTTTATAATCCTTTACTACTAACAATAAGGAGAACTCTTATGGAAAGAATATACAACCTCATGTCTAGGGTCGCAAGACTCGAACGTCTTTCTAAAGAAGACATAAAACCCGAAGATGTTTTCTTTGATAACCCTCTCGCAAAATCAGTGAAAGAGTTTGCTGAGTCTAAAGCTCTTTCAAACGACACTGAGACAGCTAAAAAAAGCATAGAGCAATCAGAGAACCCTGATCGGTCTAAAGCAGAGGCAAAGAAAGAATCTATCCTAGCCCCACCACCCCCAAGTGAGATTAAAGAAAAGCCTGGCGGTAAAGAGTTCTCAACTCTTAATCAGTTGGTGATAGAAACAGAAGAGAAGGTTAAAGGTGTACCAAAGGACTTTGATGATGCTCCAAAAGTAGACCCTGAAGAAGCCTTGGCTGAATCTAAAAAGTCAGACAAACAGCTCAAAAAAGAAGTCGTACAGAAAGTCATGAGGAGAAAAGGTTATGTCATCTCTAACATTAAATGAAACACCCGATAACTTAGATATTATCCGTAATGGAGATCGCTTCGCGGTTACCGTTGGGCCTATCCTCAGAAGTGAGAGATGGAAAGGTGGTACTTGGGTTAAGTATGTCGCAAACCAATCAAATACTGACAGCTTCACCGTAGAAAGATCAGATGGGGTTCATACCTGCGGTTTTGTGATCTATGGAAGTGAAGACTATACAAATGCTCGACAGTCTACTTATCGGAACTTCACAAGCTATCAAAACACCTCTAGCATAGCCAATGCGTTAGGGACTGCCACACTCACTCTAGTAGCTGGTGGAGGACGCTTTCTCTTCAAAGAGTTTGAATCGTTCAAATTAGATGGTAATGGGGATCGAACAATCCCTGCTGACTATCAGTTGAACCAAGATTTAAAAGTCTCTGAAAATGGTCTTTTATGCAATGACGAAGACGCAACTCTGAACGCAAAAACAGGAGCAGGGAAATCCTTGATTATAGGTATCTGTTGCCTAGTTCCAACAACAGAAGTACCTAAACTCGGTCTTGACTACAAATACTAGAGGTTAAGATGAGAAAGAAACCCTCCCATACTATAAAAATCCTCCATCAAAACCTTCTCTACCTACAAGGGTTCATTGAGCACGACCCTGAAGAGGACTACATGATTGAGGGGGAAATGTACCAAGCCCATCTTGTTTTAGATAAGACTTTAAAGAATGATGTTCATCGTTTGTATGGGAGACGAACAATAGCCAATGATAACTATTGGAGTAAGGACTTCGGTGAGTTTAAAAAAGCAAAGAATCTTATAGACCCTAATGGGGGGCTTCCTGCTCTTCAAAATTTAACTAAACAAGTTGGGGTGTTGGTTGATATTGTAGAGAAGAAAGAAAAAGAGTACATTGACCAAGAGACAATAGAAAGAAAGACTTTCACACACAACAACTTTAAGGTGATTGCGAATGACCTTAGTGAAGTTGTGATTGAAGCTCTTTTAGAACCGATTGAGATCTTTGAACACATCTTTAAACGAAGAGGTGTTGAAGTTCTTTTACATGAAGCATTAGATAAGATTTATCTATGCCCTGACCAAGATGATGAGATTGATGGTGGTTGGGGTAAGACCTCTGCAAAATACTTGAAGGGCAAAGAAACAATTATCTTGTATGATAATATTCTAGACGCTTCTTGTGACATCTCTGAAATCAAAGGGATCGTCTACGGATTCATACATGAAGTGGGTCATTGGTTACATTGGGACTTTCTCACACCCGAAGCCTATGATTATTGGAATAAGTCATGGGAAGGGGTCATACCCGAAGGTAAGAGTTATTTAGACTATGAGTCAGCAAGAGATAGCGAAACCTTAAAAGAGTTGGGTATCCCTACCCCCTATGGGCATAGAGATCCCTACGAAGACTTCGCAGAGACTTTCGCTTTCTTCATGCTCAAACCTAGCCGTCTCTCTGATCGTGCTTGTGAAAGAATGAAAGAGACTCTTAGGATGAGTGTGAAGGGTGGGCGTACCTTTATGAGATTAGCGAATAGACGCTAGATAACGACTTGCTACTCTCACACTAACAACTCTAGCGGGTACTCCCATACCACAGACCTCACTTGACTTTGTAGTTAATTTCTTCATGTAAAAAAGGAGTCAATAAAGAGATTATTGCTTCTCTGATCTCTGTGTGTTCAGACTTAATCGAAACAAAAGAGTGTTCAATAATATAAGTCTCTTTACTTAGCTTTAACCTGCCCCATTCTTTTCTTTCTGTAGTTAAAAGAATAAAAGATGGGGAAGAAGATTTAGTTAACCTAAATGAAGGGAGAACCCCCCCTTTAGGGAAGCAACCTAAAGGAGCTGAAAAAATAGAGTTTAGAATTTGATCAACTTCTTTTATTGTGAGCATTTTTGTAATGTCCTATATTGAGTCTTATTTCATGTAAACAATCAAAGCAAATCCCTGTTTCATTCCCACACCAAACAAGACCCCATTTATCTAACGATTCAGGTAGACCATGCCCACACACTGTACAATGGAAAGGCACTCTCGCAATCCGAGTGCTTGCCTTTTTTTTTGGCATTAAGAAATATCGTTATATGGGTTTTTGGTGAGAGATAATAAAGCAGGCTCAACATCTTCTATTAAAGGTTCATTCAAACTTACGAGAGGTAAGCCTTTAATACGGAATCTGTCCACACAAGAAAAGCCTTCACCAAATCCACTCGGAGAGACTTCTCCTCCAATTCTAAGAGGTAACCCCGAAAGAGCTTCGTTGTTTCCTTGGAACACCGCTTGCGTAGCTACAACGAGTTGTATCTCCCCCCCAAAAGATCGGACAGACTGATCCGCATTATTAAACGCCTGCTCTTTAAAGTTTCTAACGAGCATTGCCCTACAGGATAACACCGCTCCTTTCAGAATCGGATTCTGTTCAGGGACAAATGAGTCATTCAAGAAAGTCAACGGAGCACCCTTCACATCTCCCGAAGCACCATACACACTACCTCCCCCTCTGAAGACTCTAAATAACTTAGTGCCTCCCGTTAATGGGAAAGCACCGTAAGAAAGAACCTCACCATCACCCATTTGAAGAAGCTCTCCTGCACCACCCACAATCTTTGTGTAAGGTCTACCTTGCTTATCTGAACCTGCTCGTGAAGGTAGTGAAGTTTGCTTACTCCCAAAAGTGTTCAATCGACTTGAACCATCTCTCAGAATGTCCTCACACATAAAGTCGTGATCGCCAACTAAAATACCTAGAGGTAGTCGAGAAGTTAAACCTACGAGAGAAGCGTCAATCTGCTTTGATAACGACTCTCCGTCAGATAAGAAAGCATTAACAGGTTTGGTTTTACCTCCTGACAGATTCACTGTCGTTGGAGTAGGTGCATCTGTAGAAGTCCCTACTCTTAACCCCGAATAAAGTCGAGCAAAATGTGTTCCTGTAAGTGGACTGTCTTTCCCACCATCTGTACTAACCATAGCCACAGAAAGAGTTGTGTTATTTCCCTTAGCCCCTAAAGTCGGGGATTCAAAGGTCAACGTAGAACTGTCCGTCCTTCTTTCTTCAACGATTGCAACCCCTAAAGCCTTAAACTTTGTCTTAATGTCTATAATTAAGTTAGGGAAAGTCGTAGTATTAGCTAATGCAAAAGTGTACGAGTTTGTAGAGCTTGAAGTAGGGTCTGTAAGATCAATCTTCAACTTAAAATCTTGACCGTTAGATACATAATAAGCTAACTGAGAAGAGAACAAAGTCAAAGATGCTTTCGCTCTTTCTGAACCCTCCCCTAAAGACTCTGTAAATAACCCTGTTTTAGTCTGTGGTAAGTCTTGGTTTGAAGTTAAAGGTATTCTCTTTCCTGATGGGGATATCGCAACTTCAGAGTGATAGTTAGCATACCCTATGTCGTTCAAAGAGTTCGGTCTAACATAACCTCCGATAGCTCCTGTACCCATAGTGGTGTAGAAGTCTATTGAAGCCAACACCTGTAAAGTACGCTTATTTGTTACCTCAATCGCAGAGGTTCCATCTGTGTCTTGTTGACCTCTTGGTGTGTTAAACTTAAACGCATTCTCCGAAGGTATTAAACCGTACCTATACACTTGGTCAGTTTTTGTAGGTGAAGAACCCCCAATTGTTTGGAAAGGATCACCTTGGTAAACTGTTCTCGTACCTGCGATATAAACTTCATCTGTTTGAGGTACAGCAGAAGGAAGACACATTCTTACATTGGTAAGTGCGGTGTCATCTGCAACACCTACAGCTACGTCAGCAGGGTTAGTCTTTCTAGCGAGAACAAAGTTATTACTAGAAATGAACCCTAACCCAAAACCAAACACAGTACACTCAACAACATACTCAAAGTCTGAGAAGTTCTTTGCCGATGTGTAAGTTGGGATCTTGGTTATGTCAACAGCGTGTTCAGTAACCACATAAGTATGTGCGTCTTTCTCAGCAGTGATTGTAATCTCTGCCCCACCCTCTTTCAAAATATAAATCGGAAAGAGATCATTGTCTTTTCTTAAGAGATTCGTTGGTGGAGTCCCACCATCATTCCCTAATGGTGTTTCTCTGTCAGATTCATGTGAACCAATGCCAGCATTAGGAGCGTTTGAGTTAAAGTCTGTTGCTTCGTAAACACCGTAAAGACGAGCGACCCCAAAGAAAGGAGGGAGCTTAATACCATTAAGTACATCTCCAAACTCTGAAGTAGGCTTTCCTGTTAAACTGATCTTTTTTGCGACAAAGCAACCTTGGTTCGCTAAACTCGCATTGTTCCCACTATAAGCCCCGTAGTTAGTAAAGGCTCCATTAACATCACCTGTGGCAAAAATAAGAGGGTAAACGCCTGTGCCGTTTTTAAAACCACCCAAAAACTTAAAGCAGTTAGAAATATTGTTATTATCTAAGCTTCGTTGATCTAAGAAAAGGTGGTTATACCCTTCCATATAAGGATCATTCGCACCTGTCTTTATGTGATAAGGAATGTCTTGTCTACCAAAGGTGGGCATTAGCTCTTGAGGTATAGCGTACACTTCAAGTCTGTTGTCACTGAAGATCTCTAAGTTATCTCCAAACTTTTTAGTGGTGGTATCACTGTAGTGTATTTGACCGATTGCAGAGCTTCCGAGTGTATGACCAACTAAACGAATACCATGATCTTGGTAAGGTCTAACCACAAAAGTCTTAGAACCTAAATCAGCAAAAGTCTCTGACTCTTTCTTGATCTGGCTGTTGGAGATCTCTTCTGTGTCAGAAAGATCGAGCTTAGACCAACTTTCAATATGGTTGTTTACAGGTAAATAAACCTCACCATTCGCCATAGGGATTTCAGAAGCAGCATTGGTGTCTAAAGTAGTAGGGGAGTTTCTGAGATAAGGAGAAGCAATGTTTCTCAGACCGATTGTATGTACATTATCTAAAACACGAACAGCCCCACCACGAGCTGGTGGGTACTGAAGAGTTGTGGAAATAAGAATCGGAGAAGTACGGTCTGCAACAGCAGGTAAGTTAGGATAGCTCGCAGTGTCAGTGTTAGTGAAAGCAATCATGCACTCACTATCCCGACTATCAAGATATTGAGTTCTGATTTCGAGTGTAAGATTGTGATCTGCCTCAGTTACAAAAACGGAGGTTGTTCCACCTACTCTTTTTAAATAGACCCATTGAGAGGAGTTATTAATGTAGTCTGTCGAACCTGTCCAAGAAGAATCGTCTGCGTGAACTAAATCTGAGAGCAGTGTTGTGTTCGTTCCTACACCTACAACTTTGAATACACCATTGTTTGTGATCTGATTTTCTTTATCCCCAAACAAAACACAATATGCCTTAGAATGTTCACCACTTGGGTCTGTCCCATTGTTAGTTATTAACTTAGAAAGAGTAGTCGTGTTATGTAAAACATTTGTGTTGTAAAAACCATCGAAGTCTACTGAGGTCTTTATCGCCCAATACTTTACAGTGTTGTCGAATTTACTTTTAAGATTTCTTAAGTGTCCTACCCCATTTGCAGTTACATCAACAGTAAGATTGCCTGAAGTGCTGATCATATCTCCAAGTACAATGAAAGGCTCTTCAAAGTTGCTCAATTTTGTGGGTGAGACATATTCACCTTGAGTAGAACTTTCTCCAAAACCATTCGGACGGTTGAAGTTAGTGAAAAATAACTTGAACGGGTCATACTTCCCATTCACTTCTGAAGGAGAAATAAACCTCACTACTTTATTGTTGGTTGAGTTTATACTTGCTCTAGCACCTAAAGAACCACCATCCCCTCCGATTTTAAACTTAATCCAAGACCCGTTTTGAATGGGTTGACTTGCAGGTGCAGTATACAAGAAACCTTCAGGCTCAAACTTAGCTCCAATTGTCCATGTCGTTTGTAATACACTGTCCATTTTAGAGGTAGTTAAACCTCCTGCACCAACAGCTATATTAGGGTCAATCAGAAAGCTCACATCTTTTTGGACTACAGGAGCGTCTGACCAAGTAGTTCTTATTCCGTCAGGAGCATCCACAACATTTGCATAGTTTCTAGCCTCACCCTCTAACTTAACAAGCACAGAAACTTCTTCAACTTTCTTTCCTATTGAATTTGAACCTGTACCTGCTTGTTTAAAGGTTGTTCTTAAATCTCCAAATAAGAGATCGTTTATCGCACTTTCTAAAAGTCGATTGTAGTCCCACTCCCCTAAGTTAACTGAGTGCCTTAAATCCAACACGTCATCAGAAACAATCTGATCAGCGAACAACCCATCAGGACGTGAGTTGTATACTTCAATCTTTGTCCCTGCCACATGATTCTTAGCCACAGTACCTGCTCTACCTCGATCAGCAATCGTGAACAGATTATTCACTGCATCAATGCTTGTGATAGAGATCACCTCTCGGTTCACACCACTACCTAAAACTAAGAACCTTTTTGTAGACCCTCCTTGAACATCCCCCATAAATCCTGCGTCATCTAAAGCTGACTCAAGACCACCCGAAATAGAGAAGCCCACGTTAGCTGTAGGGACTGCCGTATTATAAGCGAGGTCGGCTGTTAAAGTTGTTTCAGAAATAATAGCAGATGAAATGGTCGGTCTTCTTGAAACAGAACCATTATGGTTAGGAGACCCGTCAGAGATGGCTTGGTACGCATTACTGTTTCTACGGAAAACCGCACATACAGGAATAGCGTAAACATATCCGTCTACTGTACCTAAGTCAGTCTTAGATTGGGTGTCTCCTGCCCCTGCTCTCCATAACCCACTGTCGCCATTATCTTTCTGATTAGTGAAAGGATAGTTAACAACAGGGGCAACTGTTGTACCTTGAGCAAGCACATCGGGATCACCAAGACCCGAAGGGTAAGTAACAATATTTACATTAGACCCTTGAACTCTTAATCGGTATTGAACCTGTACTCGCTTTGTTGTTTCAAACCCAAGAGTAGGATCTGTCATTTCGTCTGCTTCAGAAGCCCCAGCTGAATAGAGGACATTTCCATACTTATATATAGAGTTTGCGTCAGGTCGGTTATTTGAATCACTAGGATCTAAAACAGCTCTCCAAACTTCAAGAAAGACGATATTAGTTTCAGAATCAGTGGTGGGAGGTGCTGGTAACTTAATGGCGTTCGCCACTCCATCAGAGCTTTCTGATCCAAGTACAGGAATGACCCAACCATTTACGAGGGCGGAGAGAGGACTAGAAGTGTCTCTCTTGATCTCAAAATAGTTAGTGGACTGATTATAGAAAACAAAGTCTTCATCAGCACTTGTTGGGTTCATCAAAAACCCACTTGGGGTTTGTGCTCTTAAAGCTTCAGAAAGAGCTTCCCACCCGATTTGACCGACTAAGTTCAGTTCACTATCGAGTGGGGGCTTACCCGACTGCCAAATTACATTAGAGAGTTGTCGATTCGCTACTTCTAAAACTCTACTTACGCCATCTTTAAAGTTATCTGCCATTTTATATATTCTCCTTAAAACATAAGGGCATACGAGAGTATGTAAAGATCAGTGCTACTTTCATTTAAGAATGCGACACGAACTGCATCGGCTTTCTGATCAAATGAAAACGGTGTTAGTCTTGTTACTTTCTCGTAAGTGTTTCCATTGTTCTCTGAGATATAAACAGAATACTCGGAATCAGAAGCTTCTACATAAGTCATCTTAGAGGGAGTATTTGTCGTTGCTTGGCTATATCCTGTTAAAGAAACGGGTGTTACATCATGCGAGACCACTTTTTTAACTATTCTCCAATACAGTAAGAATGTTTCTCTACCCGTATTATCATTAGTGAGAGCTGTAATATCTGTATTAGAAGTAATACCCACGCCACTCCTACCTGCACTTGTTTCTTTTGGGATACAAGCGACATTTGGTGTAGAGCCGACCCTAAAGCGAGAAGGTATATGACCTGTACTCTTAGGAAATAGTTGAGCTGAGTCAAACTCATTTGAGGAATCTCTCAATGGTTTATAAATTAAATAATCATACGATGGGTATTGGGCTAAAAACTTGGACTCAATCGCTGTGGTAAGGGTGTTCAGATTGAATGGATCATTAGCCCCAAGCTCTTTCCCAATTTCGATACAGTCAGGATAGTCGAGTATATACTTTCCATTCATGTGTATATCCTCGTCAAAAGACTTAATCGTCTGAATCGGAGTGTCATCTTTTCGAGACATTATAATCATCAGTCTTCTCCCATAGTGTTTACATCTTGTGTCCATGCTGTACCATCAGCAGTTTCAACTTCAAACGCACATTTTACAGAAGAGATCCAAGCCCCATTATTTGAGAACCGACTTGTAGCAATATAGTGTCTTCGGGGCCAAGGGACAGCCACTTCCAAGTAGACTCTCGCCCCTGGCGGTAGCATAGAACCACTTTGAGCGGGGATTCCATAATAATCTAAAATGTAATCTAACCAATTACCTACTTTAAACCTGCGGTCTTTAGGGTCTGTGCCTTGAGAAACATTCAGAGTACGTCCATATCGACCTAAAGAAGCGTAGTTGTTATTTCCATCAGAATATAAGTCATTCGCACCTGTGCTTCCTTCTGTAGCGTACAAATTCCCCGAACTGACGGTCGGCATATTTATAGAGGAGTTAGGAGCTTCAAAGAAGTCCCCAACGGGAGTTAAAGCAATCGTAAATGAATGAGGACTAGACTTAGTAGCTTGAGATCTCACCGCATAGTCAGCAGAGGCATTTCCAGTGATTTGTTTACCGTATTTACCTGCATCTGTTTGAGCGTAGCTTTCTTGGAATACTGAAGCGAAAGTTTCTTGAAATCCTGACCCATGTGCAATGGTAATTCCTGTTGTTGCAGAAGAATGTAAAGCCATTTCAAAGTTGGTGTGGTCGGGTGAGAAAATCGCCATATCTGAGAACAAACCTGAAGAGAAAGACGAGAGGACACCCCCACCTGTACGGGAGCTTCTAGGTAAAGGAGAGCCTAAAACCCCTGCACTTCTTATATCTTTAAAAGTAGATAAGTTTGGTAAAGTGATATTCCCTGCCCCCAAACCTAAATAATTTACTAAAGTGGTGTCGTCAGAATAAAAGTTCTGACCTCCCCACACAACAGGCGTAAATGAGTTGATATCTAAGTTAGGGTAATCATGATCATTAATAAAAGTGTCGCTATCTGTGTCTGAGTTAGAAAGAAAGCTTGTGTGTCCATTCCCAACAGCACCCAAACCATGTCTACTATCACCAATAGCCCAATCTCTCACTGCTTCAGAATCGGACTTGAAGCGAGCTGGACCTACCGTAACAAACCTCTCCATTACGTTAGGCATTAAATCACCTGCTTCTCTATTTATATACAGAGGAACTACAATAGTCCCCCCTGCATATCTCGGCTTTCCTTTTTGAGCAGAGTTAGCGATTCTTAAGGCATTGCTTGAGTGGTTATAAGAACCACTTGGCATCCTCCCCCCAAAAGCAGAACCATTCGACCCACCTAAAGGAGAAAAACTATATTCTTTCGTTTCGATAGAAGACCAATCATTTGCAACCCCATCCATGTAATAAGTATCTTCAGAGTTCGCTATAGAGCCAGGGATTTCCACTACTAAGTTAAATGTGATTGAAGAGTTTCTTCTTCTTCTTTTAACGTACTCATAGGTATCAGGACTTTCAGCTGAGGAAATTCTTTTGGTTCTTGGAGTTATATTATCAAGGTGGTCATCTCTACCACTTGCAACAGAAGTGTAAAACTCATCAGAGAAGTCGCTATATAAAGACCCAGGAAAGTCTGAGTTATCTCCGTCCACACCGAAGTTGACCCAAATTCTATTTAGCCTAGACCCTTTCGGATTTCGCCCAATGTAAGGGCTATTTAAACCCGAACCTGAAGAGCTAGCTTGCGTGTAGCTTTCTGTTAAATCTATACGCAAAGTAGGTGGGGGGGCTGTCTCATTTAAGAAAGCACTTTGGAATCCCATATATAAAGGAGTTTGGAGTTGCCACCATTCTCCCGAAGGCGACCAAGTATATATAGCGTTAATCATCGAGTCGCTTGTGTCAGTAAGTTTGTTATAACTATCACCCCCAAGTTTAAAAGACTCGGTGTTACCTCCTTCTAACTCAGAGTTCCACATGATTGCATCCCCCTCATATGAAGAATGAGGGTGGGGGATTCCTGTTAGAGAATTAGACGCAGAGTTAGATGTAGAACCTCCTAAATACCTGTAAGTCTGAGAAACGTTTTCACGGCCTAGCAATAACCAAGGTCGTGATACATCCATCATAATACGCTCTCCGAACACATAATCAGAACCATATTGACTATGATTGAATGTGGTTCTGATTGATACAGTCGGAACATTAGTTCCAGGAGTGGTGAGTCCGTCTCCATCTACGATTAAGAACCCATCAGTATTGTCAGTTTCTGCAACAAAGTTAGTAGGGTCTGTGAACCTAGTATGTATTGCATTATCAGTATCTAAGGCAAGAGGTGAAGCAGGTATTACCATAGGGGCTACACCATACTCCCCATGAGCCATCAAAACTGAGCTTGTCGCAGAAGAAGGCTTGATTGTAATTATTCTTTCTCTAGCTATAGGTTGTAAAGCATAAAGAATAGGGTAGTTTAAAGACCCTGTTTCGGGCAATTCATTTGTATCAGAATCAGGCCAGTTACCCATAACTGAAAGGGGGGAGTAAGATATTTGCATTCCCTTTTGGGTAAACCCACCTCTTGTTCTACAATGAATATCTTCGACAGAGTAAGATTCACAATCACCCCCTAAAAGGATATCCCCTGTAGAGGGACAACGGTTGACTCTAAATATGTCAGTGCCGAGATCAAAAGGCTCGCTTCCTTGCGATGAATCAATATCTTTCTTTCTTTGCCAGCCCGAAGCCCATCCAAAAGGATTCGTGTAGGTCGAAGAAAGAGAGTTTTGAAGTCTTTGGTTTTGAGTGTAAGTAGGTTGACCAAAACGGTAAGGTCTTGGTTTAGTTAAATGAACATAAGAACCTACGTTTTCTTCTAACAAAGGTGCTGAGAAAACCCAACGAACACCACCCGTTGCCGATTGTGAAACTCTTAAGTTCCCTACAGTTAAAGTCGAATAGTCTGCCCCTACAAACAAGTAGTCGCCTGCTGATTGATTTGACTGATATGTAACATAACTAAAGGCACTCACACTCGCATTTTCAGAATACCCCTCGTATTGATTAGGTAGATAACTGTTTTTATCAGCCCAAGAAACACAAACATTAGTGTTCACACCTTTAGTTTGGAAAAACCCTCTCGATTCTCTGTCGTGAGAAAGGAGGGTTTTGTTTGATTCAATATGAGTTGAAGAGTTGATCTGAGGATGAAACTGAAAGTCCACTTCTAAAAAGCTACCTCTGTTTAACAAGTTCTTTTTCTGAAGCTCTGAGAGTGAGCTTGTGTCTAGCTCACAACTTAGACCACAAATAACATAGTTTTTAGTGCTATGTACGGGGTATTGAGTGTTTTTGTCTTGAATAGAATATTTCACAACCCACTTAATAAACTTTTCATCATTATAAGTATCCCAACCAACGTAAGAGGCTGAAGATTGGTTGATATTAAAAGACTTTAAAGACCTACCTATGCGAATCCCATTAAAGTTTGAGTCAGAGTTAAGTTGAGTGACTAATTCTGCAACTGATTGGTTTGTCCAAGAAGAAAGATCAGTGTGATCTGCAATCACCCCAAAGAATCTATTCCCTCCGTCTTCTGTCCAAACATTTAATCCTAGCCATAAGGGTGATGTCGCTTGATACCCTCCAATGTTGGTTACGTCTGTAGTGTGTACGGGTCCGTAAGCATATGCCATTTCCGTTGCTTGATTCTGAGGTAAGTAAGGATCACAAAGATGTATATCGTAATTTTTTTCAGTGCTGTCTAAGTAGATCCTCTTCCCGTTTGAGGAAGCGTCTAGACTTGATTCTAAAATTGGATTCACAGGTCGTAGTGGTAATAAAGAACCCTCACCACCACTCCAATTCCTTATGTACTCACCACTTCTCTTGATCTTTCTAACCACAGCTACATCAAACGTCTTTAAGTCACTCGACCCAATACCTGTAAACGGATTAACTAAGTAATCTTTCTGAATATCTGTTATGACGTACCAACCAACGTAAGCATACTCGTATGTACCACAAATGTATATCTTTCTCCCTATATCACTGCTTAGGAATTGATAGTTTTCATCATATAATATTGCGTCAGCTTCTTTAATGTAAGTAGCATAAGAGTTATCTTTATCATAAGGGACAGCAAGACCACCTTTGACAGATCTATGACCAAGTACAGGAACAAACTCTACATTGGGAACTACCCTAAATTTGTGTCCTACTAATGGTCTGCGAACATATCCGTTGTCAGATATGTCTCCGAAACCATTCTTTTGAGAATCAGCACTATTTCTATCCAAACAATCTTGCTCAAAATCAAAATGATGAGATAGATCATAAAATAACTCTGCTGTCGTGCTTCCGTTGTTTCCTATAGCACTACCCATATTCATTGTTCTTATGGGGGGGTTTGTGATTAAAGAGCTTGGGTCATCGGAAAGAGAGCTGTAATCACTATGATAAAGATTAGTGTGTTGGTATTTAATGAAATCCCCAGGTTGACCTAAAGGCTTTAAATGAGTGTGCCAACCTCTAAATCTACCTACCTCCCCAATAGAATAAAAAGCCCCCGTAGTTACATCTTCCAAAACCATACCATCCATCAATCTTACTTGAAGAGGGGAAGATTTGTAGTCGGAAGGAGCAGTGAACACATTATCTATGTGTTTTTGAGTTAGACCTTCAGAAAGTAAATTAGCTTGGGTTAAGTTATGTGTGTATCCGTAAGTCGGAGAAGCGTCTGTCCAAGGTGTGGGGGTAGTTAAATAAGGCCAACTAATCTTATTTATATATTGACCACTACTGCTTGAAAGATTAGATCCTGTGGCTGGATAAAGTGACAAGAAAGGGGTAGTGGTTGAGTAAGTTGTGTGCCCATTATCTAGAGTAAATGGAACTGAAGAAGGGTTCGCAATAGAAGCGTCTTTATAAAAGAATAAAGCAATGTCAGGATCACCACCATCTGCGGTATTAACCGTAGTTTCTATGAAGAACACTTGTGTGACTGTTGAAATCTTAATATTACCGAGCTTAAAACTTCCCGAAGCGTTCCAAGTCGATGTGTTATTTAAAGGAAGCTGGCTAGCGGTTTTGGCTTTAAAGAAAGGGCGACTGTTACCACTTGGATCTGTTTTACTCTCAAGAGGTGCAGTAGCGGTACTCTCATAAGCGGAAGCTTGGATATCAACATAAATCTTTCTACCCGCTGTATCTAAATAAAAGATAGCAAAACCTTCATCTGAAACAGAAGAGGACGAGTTGTAGAAAGCGTAAACGTAAACATCTACATCCCCACTATATAAAGTGTTAGAAAGAAGCTCAGTTTGCCCTCCCCATTTACCATGTGCATTAGACCTAGAATGGTTGTAGGCTTGAGAAAGAATGCCAGGGTCAAACTCTCCACCACCATAAGTCCCTGTGGCTAAGTTTTTCTTAGGTGCATTATTTACAGGTAAAAAAGACGAACTATAGTTCTCTCGCCCAAACTCCCCATGCTCTTGTAAGACATTCCCAATAGAAATAGCGAAGTCACCTCCATAAGCAAACCTTGTTGGACCATTGTAGAATTCATACAGAGGTAGGTCAGTGGGTGTTAAGCCTGTTCTTATTTTAGTTTTACCCCCATAAGCCACAGAGTTTAAATCGGAACTTAAAATGTGATCTTTCTTAAACTCTCGACCCCCAAGTGTAGGCGGTCCTTTCGGCAATAGTAAACATTCACCGAAAGCAGGGATTTCCAAACCTCTTAAACCTCTATCAGACTTTGCCCCCTTTGAAAGAGAAGCAATGATATCTGAGCCTGTTGCGTCTTGTGGTCTAAACGCTCTTTCGTAAACTACCCCACCACCTGCTTTAACTCTTATACCTGAGTTAGTCCAAGGTAAGATCGTGTCGTTAGGGATAGGAGGTGGAGGTGAGTAAAGGAAGGAATTGGGGAGAACTACTTTAGACCCGTTAGAGGCTACATTAGGTAAGGTATCTTTTATGAAGGTGATTAAACCTTGAGAGTCATTACCTCCCCCCCATGATCCAAACATACTCCACTTCTCACCGAATCTTAACAACCTAGACTGATAGTTTTTAGTCGTACCTGCCGAAGCCTGTGCTTCATTCATACGAGCAACTGCACCGTCTACTGTACGAGCGTCATCTATCACAAGATCAGAATCATGCCCCGCAACGACAACATCCCCATAAAACTCTGTACGATTAAACCTACTCGGTAGACTTACTGCATTCCCATCTCTAAGGTCATTTCTTGAGTCCATTAAAGGACTTGAATACACACTAAGACTACCAAGAGAATCAAAGTTCCCTTTCTGCGGGTGAACTCGAACGGCATTACCCGAAACAACTCCTAAACCACCATCGAGAACAACTCCTAAACCAAAGCGTTCAGGGTAGCCCAAAGAAACATAACCTGTCTCCCCATTGTCGAGCAGTTGTCTTGTAGTTGAAGTAGCCGACTCGTCAAGACGATCAGATCTTTCTGAACTATAAACAACAAGTCTAGCTGGGGAAGAACCTGTAAAAGTTCCGAAACGTGTTTTAAGATTGTCTATATAAGCAAAGAGAGGGTTCCTGTCTTGAGCCCCATCCGACTGAATGACATCATGAGGCTGAGAAGTCACAAAAGCCAAAGAACTTGTTTTGCCTTTATGACTCATGTTCCTGTGAACACCTAAAAGTCTTACCCCAACAGACATACCATTCGCTTCTTCTTGATCAAAGACATCAACAGGAGCAAACTCTAAGTCTGTGGGCATATCTGAGTTGTGATTGCTTGAGGTAGCTAGAGATACAAGTTCCGCAGGGAAAGAAGACTTTCCTAATGCCTTTGGATTAAGCTCAAGACCAAACAAATCTGATGGAGAACTTGTAGGGCTTCCTCCTTGATCCATAACATCGAAAATAAATATGTTTTGGAATGAGCCGTTAGCGACCTTGGTCAAAAGTCTCCAACTGTGACCTAGACGCTGAGTTTTACGACTGAGCTTAGTGTTATCATTGTAATCCTTATCTATAACAAGCCCTGTAGGTGTTAAAGATAACCCTCCTTGGTTAGCCAAACCACTATCAGGGTAGACTGATCTCACAACCTCAGATTCAACCCTCACCATAATGTTAGCAACTACAGTGTTGAGCGAAGATCTTGTATGTGTCGAATAATCGTGTCCATAGCCATGTAAGGTGTTTCTACTACCTTGACCCGACTCTAGATCCGAAGCGTCAACAGGCATTAAAACAGGTGTGTCTATAATCCTATAAATACCAAAGTTATCGGCATGATTAACATCGGGTGAGCTAGAGTGCTTGTACTTCATCAACCCAACATATGCACCATTCAAAGTAGGCAGAGCCATTGAAGGTATTTCAGAAGAAGAGAACTGAGCCATGTGGAAAATAGAATTCCCAATGTCATACTCAGCTCCAAACTGATTAGGAAAGTTTGCTGTAGTCTTTCTTTCTGTAGCCCCGATAGGCTTAGTTACATCTCTACCAAGACTCTTAGAAATACCCTTCAAGTCGGCAAGTGTTAAACCTAAAGAAATTGTCGCTGTACGCCTTACAGAAGCGTCAGTTACAAGAGTGCTAGAAACAGGACCAAATAACCCAACACCCGAAGGCATATGAGAACCGCCCTGAGATTTAAGACCTAAATCAGTAAACCCACTCGCAGATTTCTGAGATTGCAAAGCCGAAGTGGTCGGCCCTGTACCTGTCTGATTGTAAGGTAAGAAAGGTGAAGTAACATCAAGAGTGACATCTGAGTTTCCAATCAGAAAGTCTGTACTCGTAGGGGGAGCAAAGTCTGTGTGCATGACAAAGGCTGTATTGTCATCACTACCTAGAACCCTCAAGTTCTTCACAAATAGTTGAATGTCACCTGAGACTCTTAAACCTGCACTCCCGCCAAACAACCCACTCTTGTAATCAGATCTCTTGTCTCTTTCTCTTGAAAGATGACCAATAGTGCTTGAGAAAGAACCTCCCGTACCCTTTGGTAAACTTACAAACGAGAAGATACCATGATCAAGGAAAGTCTCGTATGTTCTTAAAACATCTACGGGGAAACTCTCGTTGTCGTTAATATCCTGCCCACCATCACTCCCTCTTAGCGAATGACCTCCTGAGATGGAAGCAAAACTAATCCCCGAATACTTCTGAGGTAAGCCATTAAACAGCCCTAATCTGCCCCCTGTGAGTAAAGAAGCAGAGAGTGAACCGAACGCACCAAAACCTCCGTCAACAGCCCCTGTGTCTCTATTTTGAGTTATCTCACCATACGTTAATTCTTTGGGGATTGAAGCAATGTCAATAAGACTTCTAAGATTACCACTTGTCCAATAGAAGTTGTTGCCCGAAATCAACGAAGCACCGTTAAGATTAGATCCTGTGAACTCTGTTATCGTTGCTGAGAAAGCGTCTGATGAATAAGTAAATACAGGTCGGAAATGGTTTACTTGACTGAAGCCACCGAACTGCCCGTTAATCGCCTTCAAAGTCGCTTGAAGCTCGTACTTACCTTTACCGTCTTTAGATCTGTAATAGATCTTTGCTTTTGCCCTACGAGTGTTACCTGAGACAGATGACTCAAAGTAAATCTCGTCTCCCTCTTGCAATACTGAAGAACTAAAAAGAGAAGGTGAGAAGTAATCAGACCGAATAGTAACAATAAAGTCGTCATGTCCTGTGGGGCTGTTACTTAAAGGGGTCTTGAAGCTAGAAAACTCTCTTCTATTTGAAGAGAAAGTACAAACCAAACCTAAGTACGAGGTATCAGTTAGAGTGTTAGATGTAGGGTATACATGATCACGAGACACCCATGTGTATAATCCTAAATCTTCCTCTGTTAAATCATCCTCAGAGTTGAAGGAGAAAGAAGGGTTGTCTAACCAATGATCTTGGATTAGAAAGTCAAAAGACTCGCCCACATTTTTCTGCCCTGCTGAACCTGATGTGTTTTCCAAGAAAGGAAGAAGATCAAAATACTTAGTGCCATCATTAACATAGTAGTTCGGAGTTAGCCTATTCCTTATAGGACTCCCCGCTTCTCTTTCATTTCTCTTAGGGAGATCATCTACTAAATACAGTCGAGTAGTCGAAGAGGTACTTTGACCTCCGATAAGCCGACTAGACCCAAGCCAAGGGCCAACAGGGAGAAAGCCGTTTCGATCAAAGCCCAAAACAGTTTTGTTCGCTTCTGCTTGAGCATCCACAGATTTAGTCTGAACATTACCTACTGTGTTATTAGGTAAGGTGCTTGATTCCCAATAAAGACCAATACGATTGTAATCAGAATGATCAGCACCATCAAAGATCACAGGCATTACTTGAGAGCCTGTTGTCCCCTCTTCAGCTTTACCTAAAGAAACAATTACGTTGATAAGTTGGTTCTCTGATTTTGAAGCTGCTACTTTAAGATTGTCTCCCGAAATCCCACCTTCAATGAAAGGGATCTTTCCACAACCTCTACCCGTACAGATTAACTCAATAGTTACTTCGTCAAAGTTAGCTGTCCCATAGTTTGAGTGTCGAGGGTCATCTACTGTAATCCAAAGAACCTGTCTCTCACCATAAACGGTGTGGTTTGAATAAGCTGTAATCTTAGCTTGAAGACTAGGGTTAACTGTTACATCCGTACCACTTAGATCTTGGTGGAAGCCCTCATAAAATCCTGCTCGGTTTAAGAGTCTAGCTGAGTGTCCAAAATAGAGATCCTTATTTAGAGCGTCACAGATTTCTTTAGCTACATTAGTAGTCTTAGAAAGATTCCCATTCATGTCATCATAGGAATGAGACAGATTCGAGCTTAAATCAACGGGGACAGCTACTGTAACCCACTTATTCCCCCCAACCTCTTCAAGAGAAAGGAGATACTTAAAAGTCCCTATTTGTGCGGGGGTGTTAAGCACGCCAGACGAAACAGTTTCAACAATGAATATTACACTTGCGGTGGTTACATAAGAATACGCAGGAAACACCGAAGGACTTCGCCCCGAAATCACTAAACAATCATCGCTATTTGTGAAGAAACTTCCTGTGGGAGAGTAGTCGTCCGAGTATTCGTTGTTGATTTCTGTATCTAGGTTGGTCTTAAGTTGGGCAAGAGTTAAAGCACCTCCTGTCGCATTCTTGTAAGACATCAACTTACTCTGCCAAGGGTTCGCTTTTGTGTTTGCAAAATCCAAACCTAAAACCACACGACTCCCATCAGGAAAGTCTGCAATTTTAGCTGATCTTACTCCAGCACCCTCTACATTAAGATAAAACCCCCTAAGATCCATCTCTCCCTTAAAAGAGGAGTCGGAGAACGCAGGGAAGTCAATCGACATTGACTCATTATGAGTGTCGTCTGTAGCGTCTACATTAGAACTAGAAAGAAGAACTAAAGGCTTAACCTCTAAGTTTGTAGTAGGGATCTCTGTTATGTTAGATGCAACAAGATCACCACGCTTGATCTCAAGACCAACCTCGTAAGAATCTGAATCTACTGTCCACTTATCAGTAGAAGAATCGAAAAGGAAAGTTGACTCTTCTGTTCTCAATCCTTCAACAGAAAGAGAAAGACTACCGTCAGCATTATAAGACACTGAGCCCTCTGTAAGATCAATAGTCTCAGACCTCACAGATCTACCAGCTAAATCACTCTGCTCTTTCGTCAATAATGGGTTTCTTAAGAAGGTATATTTGACTGTATTATTTAACATACCTCCTGCCATTGAATAATTAAAATCTCCAATGACATTGTTAAGAAGGACTCCGTTATTTGAATCCGTTGCTCCTCTGTATGTGATCTTAGTGTCAATATTAACCCCACCTGACTGTACAACAGTGGAGTTGATTAAAGTAGCTGTGTCAGGGATCTGATTGGCTTTAAGATTAGGGATAAAGATTGAGTTTGTACCTGCACTCCAAAAAGCACTTGGATTTCCGCTCGCAGCATCACTTAACTCATCTAAAGTTGAAGTTAAAATCTGAGGAACTAAAGGAGTTGAGAAAGCACCCTTACCTTGGGAGGTGACTCTATTGCCGAAACTTGCTTCTTGGCTTAAAGCCACACAAGAAATAAAGAGGACAGTTTTCTTTGATAAGTTAGTTGCATGATCAGTGATGTTTTGTGCCTGTGAATAGGCACTCTTAAAATAGATCGTAGCTCCCTCATAATCCACATCGTACAAGTCAGAAGAAAGAGGGTTGTTAAAGTCAGCAACAAGAGAGTTTGTGCTTGAGTCGATCTTCGCAGGGTAGACAACAACTCCAAAGCCTAACTCAGATAAGTTAGAAGGTTCTCCATCTACCCAAGTGCATTTCTTCCCCCTCATTAAACTTGAGGAAGAACTTTCTGAAGATTCAGAGTTGCTGTTTAAGTTAGGGCTAATCAATGCCTTAACTCTAGCCGACTCAATCTCATGTGTGAGGGGGTTCTTGCCCGTTAGGACTTGAGAAACGCTCTTATGGATCGTGAAATTAACCTTTAAATCATTGTTCCCACCAACACCGAACCAAGTCTTGTGTCCTGATAAGTGATTATGGTTTGTAACACTTCTTAAGGCTAGCCTATAGCTACCTCCATTTGTGTCCTGACCAACAACCTCGTAAAAACCAAAGAAAGAGTTTTTTTGCTCTTCAGTTGGTTTAGGGTTAGCCATATCATCACTAACCTTATTGATGCGAATACACATACCAACAAGATTAGCGACACCAATCTTATCTATAAGTGCTAACCCTGCTGTATTTGAACTCTCCACTTTAAGGAAAGAAGTACCACCCTCTAATCCCGTCTCAGTAGATAAGTTAAACTCAACTACGGCTTCGATGTTAGGATCTGACGTACCAAACGAATACGGAGTAGGAACAGCAGTTTTTACTCTGTTTCCATAGTAGCTCGCATTTTGCGTTGTCGCACCTGAAGTACCACTTAAAGTCTTATAACTACTGAACCCGCCTGCCGTCCAATTAGAGAGAGGAGGCTCTATATCAAGAGAGCAAGTTGTTTCGGGTGGCATGACGAAGAAAGAAGTCCCATTACTAGAAGGAACTTCATACATCCTAGAAGATTTCTTTCTGAGGAATACTACGCCTGCTACATCTCCATCTGCCGAGAAGAAATCCGAAAGAGAGGTTTTTGAAGAGAGGGTAACAATCTTATTTGTCCCTGCGTCTATGCTATCTACTTTGAAGATTTGAGTCGTGGCTCTGTTATTTGAGGTCGTTGCGGGTGAGAAAGTTGAAGTCCACTTTTCATTGGAAGTACCAACGTGGGCAATCAAAATGTATAAACCACCAAAGTCTGTATTGTAGTTCGCAATATCCGAGTTGCTGAGATTATATTCAGTCGCTATTGTCTTGCTTCCATGAGTTAACGAAAGCGTATTATTTGTTTTATTTAATGCCCAAGTCCAATCAATCAAGGAAGACTTCAGAGTAGGCCCGACTACTTCAAAAGAAACAGGAGAACCTAAAGAGGGGCTACCCTTGACCCCAATCCTATTTGAGTTTTCAATGTAAGGGATAAAGTCAATATCGCCAAAACCAACTAAGCCTAGTCCTGTTCTTAATTTTAAGTCGCCCTCATAAGCATACTCACTCGCCCATGAGCCATTTAATCTCGAAAGACCCGTTTTGATTTCTTCAGAGCTAACGACTCTATCCCTTGAGAAAGGCTCAGAGTTCGAGTCATTGGTTGCTTGTATGCCTTGAGCAGATTTCTTTAGACGATCTAAGTCATTCGTAGAAGCCATTAGGTTACCTCTCTAAATATTATACATTTACCATGTACTTTAAGCTGTCTATTAAAGAACAATCAGAAGAAGACTACACTATCTTCATCAAAGTTCTTTCCATTGGACATCCTCAGTATCTCTATACCTACTAAGCCACGTCTTTCCCTCAGTGGCTTATTTGTAGCCATATTACTTGGGGGCAATCCGAAAGTTAAAGTCCCGTCTATTGCATCTACATTAAAAGGAATGACAACTTTCACAAGAACAGGACAGTTATTATAAACAGTGTCGAGGAAGAAAGAAGCATTAGAGCCTACTTCTAACTCTAAATCTGTGAAATAAACAGCCTCCTCAAGAAGCATCCCTTGTTGATAAGAAACAAGACACCCTGCACCATCTACTGTAGTGCTTTGCTTGCTCGCTCCCTCTCCATCAGTTCTACCAACATCTAACCATGTTGTGAGGCCAGGTACTTTTACATAAATCTCAACTCTTCGATCACCACCCGTATACTTGAAGTTATCGTACTCAAGACCTACAAGTCTCATCTTGAAACGACTTGTCCCCTCCATAGATTCAACCGTCCCAGACTGACTGAAAGAAACATCAAAAGCTCTCACATAAGAAAAGGGGCGATCATTCCAAGTCCCTGTGGTTGAGTTATTTGGTTGCTTGTAATATTTGTTTGCTGACCCTGCTGTGTAAGAAAGAACACTACTGCTTTGATCCCATGTGGAACTGTAGTCATTGTTTGGAACAAAAGCACCTGCGGTTTGATAATTCTCAGTCGGTCTAGTTAAAACACCACGTCTAGGTTGACCATACTTACCTCCCGACAAAACATTATCAGAAAGAACAGGCATACCTCTAACTTGTGCATTGCCCTCCACACCATTTACTCCCGAATAAATGGACCAGTCCCAATGGTGTCCATTTCTTAAGAACCCTGCACTACCATGCACTGAGTTCGTGCCTGTCATGTTCCATGCACTATCATCTCTAACCCAAAACCCTTCAAGAGCATTACTTCCATCAGGTAATCCCGGTCCTATCAGATTATTAACTCCTGTAATGTCCGTAAACCTGTATTCAATACGGTACGACTCATCTAAGAATCTTTCTTGAGTGTCTTTCCTAGCCGTAAATAAACCACTAAAAGCTCTTCTAGTTAAAGGCACTGTTGCAGGATCGTAGGCGTTCATAAAAGTAAGTGGTGTCGTATCAGTAGCTAATCCTTGAACAGAAATAACCCCACTCCTACCTTGCAATAAATTCCCGTATTCGGGAGCGATTTCCCCCGTTTTTAACACCTCATGTAAGTCATAAGAGTTAAGGTTGAACGCAGCAGGTTGGAAAGCAGGGTAAGGAAGCGTGTTGTTTCGAGTTGTGTTTTGTAAGAGATTAACACTGATCCTATTTAGTCCGTATGTAGTACCACTCGATAAACGATCCCAATTTGTCACATAAGCATTAGTGTTTCCTTGAGCGACTTTCTTTGCGGATAATGCTGAAGCTTCAGACCCTGCGTCAGTTGCATCTTTATCCGCAATAAAAACAACAAAGAAGTCCGTCAAAGAACTACAGCCCGGCCCATACTCCACGAAATAATGTTCGTCAATGACCATTTCTAAAGTTGCTTCAGGCGACAGAGCGACTGAAGTATTCCCATTTGCTGATGTAGTCCCATATTTAGGGTAGTTTGTACCGTAAGTGGTGTCGTTCGAGTGCTCGCTTGAAACCTCTTGTATGTTTCCTGTTAAGTTCTCCAATGTCTGATAGATTCTGAACCCTTCTTGGTCATACCTAAATACAGAAAAGAACTTACCTGTTGCATTGGTGCTTGCAGGGTGATCAAAATACACCCTAACAGTAGTCGTTGAAGCACTCACAATCAAAGAATGAAGTTTTGACGAGTGATATAAACACTTCTTACTTACAGTTACGTTTTCACCTCCTGTTGCAGTTGGCTTTAAGACTTTAGATGTCCCCAAGCCATCGTAATGATAAGTAGGGTCTTTCACCGAAATGCCTGCTAAAGCACCCTCTGAGAAAGAACAAATGCCTGTATCTCCATTAGGGTAGATTAAAAGATCTACACCAAAAGAATCACTTCTTATGTTTGTCGAGTGAGTGGCGTTTGTTTTGTCCTCTACTTTTATTGTAATAAACTGATCAGTTGTTGTCTTTGTGCCAAGTGTACCTAGACCGAGTTGAGAATAAACAGTGAGGGTGTTGCTTGCTGTTATAGCACCTAAGTTTATTTGGTGGATGTCAAAAGGTTCACTAAAAGTCCTAATAGGAGATGTACCCTCATCTGAGTCTAAATAATGAGGGTATGTGAAGTTGTATATGCTTGGGTCGGTAGAAACAGCGTTGAGCGTTAAAGTGAAAGCTATATTGTTCTTTACTGTAGGATAGACGTTAGTGGATTGGTGTTTAACTGCCACACTTCCTCTAGGCAAAAGATATTTAACTCCCGAAATAACGGTGAAATAACCTCTCTCTCTCTTAATTACCCTATCTCCCGAAGCAACAGGTGTTGGGTGTGCTACACCAAAACCTAACTCCTCAGAAGAAAATATCCATCGGTTGACCCCTCTTTCTGTAACATGGATGTTAGGTCTAACTAACGGGTTAGAAATCGAGTCAAGGGCAGGTTCAACTTGAGGTACTCCCTTATCTGAATAACCATCAGCGTCCACAGCTACATTGTCTATATGCTCTACCTCAAGAGCATTAATAAAGTTCACACTCCATAAGTCATCTTCAGTCGGTTGAATGCCGTCTCGGACAAGGCTCTCAAAAGCATCTTCAGTTTTAAAATGAACAAGAGCGTAAGAGCCTTTCTTTCTACCCGTACTGTCATTGATCGTAGGCTCTAAAAGAGAGTAATCAACAACGTGCCTAAACCTCGCTACTTGGAAAGTATAGAAGTCATCTCCAAAGGTAATATAGTTTCCCGCAGTATCAAAATCAGTAGTCGTTGAAGCAGGTTGGACAACAGAAAAGAATCTCTCCCTTTCTGAAGTAGGTGTCTTTACTCCACTGGGTGAATAATCCGCTAAAACTGGAAGCCTATAAGACAAGAAGTTTGTGATTGTTTCTACCCAAGCAGACCCATCCCAAGAATAAGCTCCGCCCAAAACAGGGAGTTGCCCTTTAGTGCTGTCTACCGTAGTTACCCCATCACCAAAGTAAGCCGCATTTGCCTCTCTTAAAAGACGGACTGAACCTAAGTTCTTGTTTTTATTGGCTTGAAGGGACGCTATGTTTGTACCTCCACTAGCTAAGTCAGCTCTTTTCTTTCCTGTTTGTATCTCATATAAATCATATTGACCTGTGAGCTTACTAGGAAAGGCAGACTGATCTGTACCTGCTGTGAAAATAGAAACATCTGTTTCATTTAACCCGCCATTAAGATTAATTGCAGCTACAACTCTGCTCTTGATGTCGGAAACACTCGAAGCCGATGTGTAAGAAAGATTAGTAGTGCCACCATCTTCCCATCTCAAAAGAGCTACTGTACCTCTATCCGCAGGGAATAATAAACTCGATACGGTAAAGCCCTCTTTCGCAGAAGCTAACTCAGTGAGATTAGCGTCATCTCTAGGGATGACACGTCCATGTTGATGGACTCTACCGCTATCCTTCTGAACACTACAGATGAAAGAAGCACCCTCTCCCCCGCCTAATAAAATGGGGGTGGCATCTAACACATTAAAGACACTATCTGTTCGTGCATCTGACCCATCATTTGCAGTTCCCGATGGGGTTGAGGTCTTCAGATTATAACCAAACGTCTCACTAGCGGATAACTTAAAATGACTAGAGGTATCGGTTATGGTGATACCGTCCAAAGTTATTGTGCTCTTGCGATCCCATATCTTACTGTCTGCTTGCTTGAGCATACCCCAATCAGGATTACCTGAATGATTCGCAGAAAGAGAATCAAAAGAATAACTCTTACTGCCTTCCCCTAAGCGGGGAGGTTTATGTCTCACTTGAGAAGCTAAGTCATCAAAATGACTTTGAGCTTCATCACCCAAATACGTTTCAAAGGGGTTCTCGGCTGAGATCTGAGAAGCGTCATAAGCGTCTTGAGGCATTAAAATCTGAGTGGTGCTGTTCCCCTTTGCTTTATCATTGCAACTACTAGATCCTGCACCGACTTTAACTATACTAGGGTCTGTTGTCTTTGGCATCTCTATACTCCACTAAGAATGAGGTCTTTTGTTTTATAAATACAAGCTACTGTCCTGTTCTCCGTAGAGAATAAAACATTATTCTTTCTTGAGTCTTGACCTGACTTATAAGGTAACTCACTAATCTTAGAGACCACCACAAGTACAATCTCACCATTTCTAAAGTGAACCTCATTATCTCCTACACTCGAAGACTCCACCCTCGCTAGGAAAGGTAAAGCATTTTTGTGGAAGACACTTTCATCAAGGGACTGTGAGAAAGAGTTAGGCTTGTACCCCGAAGAAACAGCCTTGTATACAACCCTGCGTTCGCCATCCAAGGCGGGTGTTGAAAATGTGATATTTCCCGTAGTGTCCATAGGTAATACTGAAGAAAGAGCCATCAAACCTGAGTTGATAGATATGTCTTCAATCACCATGCGAGTAGACCCCATCAAGTCGGCTTCACTTGTGTAGTCTCCAACATCGGGATGAACCCCGATTTGAACTGATGGGGAGGCATAGGGATAAGAGTCTTCAGAAGTAGAAGACCCCGACTGAATCGACCACAACTTTTCAGAGGATTTAATCGGTTTGACTGTAACCTCAGTTGGTAAGTTCAAAGGGTCATTCTTCGCACCAAAAGTCTGAGAAGCCCTCGCTCTATAATATACACCTACTTGATAGCCATTAGCACCACTATTGGAGATAGGTGCTCTTGGGTAGGAGACTAAAGAAACTAATCGTTGCCCTCCAAACGGAGCTACCCAAGATAACTCAGAATCAGTTGTCCCTAACTTACTTCCTGTTAAGTTCAAAGTGATCGAAGCATTTCCATTAGTGCTGTCAGTTAAAGTAGGAGTGTACGAGCTTGAATCATCTTCGTGTACTTTCCAAGGCAACTTCAGAGTCGTTCCCGTAGCAGTAACAAAGCTTTCCGTCACTGAGTCTACTACTCTTTCTAGGCTCACCTCACGAACACCTTCTCTAAAGAAGACTAGAGGAGGGATAGCTACTGAATCAGTTGCTCTTTGTGCGGTTTTATATTCAATCACAGACCCCGTTGAATAAACTTCAGAGTCAGGGGTTGGGATAATCACAGGAGTAGCATTTAAGCCCTCTTTCGCAGGGTATTCTACAAGTAATGTGATGAACAATCTTCTTGGTGAACCCACGTTCCCACTAGCGTTGCCTACCATCTTGTAAGTAATAAATGAGGTAGGATCATTCGGGTCAGTTAAACCTAAGTCAACCCCTCCCGTAACCTCTGTGAGGTTTCGATCAAGCTTAAGAGTGATTGTATTAGAACCTAATCCTGCCACTGTCGAGAAGAAAGCTTCTTGGGAAGCAACAAGATGGTAATGCCCCTCATCATGCCAACATTCTAGGACATCAATTACCTTAGTTCCTGTTGGGAAGACTTGATCAAGATCTAAGTCCACCCCTGCACCTTGGTCAGACCAAAATCTAAAATTAGATGAGGATTCTAGCTCAGTTAAATCTATCGTGATTGTAGCGTCCTCATACCACTTATTCGCATTAGTACCTGCGACACTGATTGCCGTTTGATGATTATTAGTACCATCAGGATATACCTCTAAGACTAACCTAGAAAGAACAGGAGCGTCTGAGAAACGATTGGTGACTTTATCAAAGTTTCTTATGAACGCCCCTCGATTATTCGTGTTTGGCCCACTCAAAGCTGTAGATCTGCCTATTTCATCACACACAAGAGGAGCTGTCGTTAAGTCTCCACTCCCGTTGGCAAGACTATTAAAGTCTGAAGAGTCCATAAACCATGTTTGAATATTGTTATCTAAGAGCAATCCAAACTGACGATCTAACTCAGCACTGTAGTCTAATCCTCTAGGGAATACTTTCTTCCTTAAATCGAGTACGTCTATTTCAGCTATTTGGTCTGAAAACAAACCATCGGGTCGATCAGACTTGTTAGCTGGTATTGCTAACGGAGTACCTTCATTTATGGAACTATTTGAACCCCCCGCATGGTTATGTAAAAGACCATTGTTTGCTTGGATTTCAGGGTCGAAGTCCCCTACGTTCCTTCTGAACGCAAAGCAAACAGGGAGAGCATATACATACCCGTCTACTGTATTTAATGCCGTAGCATGAGCTTCTGACCCATCACCTGCATAATAAAGACCTGTATCATTTCTAGGGAAAGTACCATCACTTGCTCTTGAGAAAGTGTAGCCATTCTGAGCTGAACCTGCACCCCCTTGAGCAAAGATATTGGCGTTACTAAATCCATCGGGTTGGACTTTGGGGTTGACCCCATTCCCTGCATTTGTTCCGTAGTTGTAATCAGCAGAATAAACTCTGAAGCGATACTGCATTTGAACTCTACGAGTAGTTTCCTCATTCAAAGTCGGGTCAATAATGTCATCGTCTAAGTGAGCCGAAGAATGTGATTGAGTGTTCCCTGCATAATAAATCTTATTTGCAGATGGAACACCATCTCCACTTGAACCCCCCGCAGGATTTTTAACTGTGATCGCAGAAGCGTCTACGGCAATCGTAGAAGTGAGAACTACGTTGTTTCCATTTGTCCCACCATCAAAAGTAAGAAATACAAAACCTGTACCTCTTGTGGTTGCCGTAACATTGACACCAAGTGTATTGACGTTGTTGATTGCGTCTCTGATATTGCGAGCGGTTTCTGATTCAGAAGCTCCGATAGTGAAGTCAGTACCTGCCACTAACTCCACTAAAGCCCCTCCAAAAGAAGTTCCATTTAAAGAGACTTTATCACCCGCAGAAAGAGAAGCGTTCGTATTAACTCTGAACCACCCTGAAGCATCTGTCGCAGGGTTCACTAGGGCAAACCAAAACTCAAGGAATACAAAGTCAGTTCTTTTGATGTCGGGGGCATTTCCCGTAGGTGTAGAAGGGCTACCTAAGTCGATGTAATTGTTACCTGTGCTGTTTGAGTCGTTTGTTCCACTAATGTAAACTTCATGTCCACTCAGATTTACATAGAAAGGCTTGATCACTAAATGGTTTGCTTGAAAGCTTCCATGTGTAGGGGAGTAAAAAACAAAGCCCCCTTCACTCTCATTGACAGGGTAATCTGAGATGAAACCACTAGGGATAGACTTCATACTAGGTTGATTAGCGATACTTTGAGTTAAGTTAAGTTCGCTATCAAGAATGGACTTTCCCGTTTGGTAAACAACAGAAACCCAAGACCGATTAGTTGGGTCGAGATTTCTAGATGTTGTTGATATGTAGTCAGCCATGACTCACCTTTCTTAAAAAGTAAGTCTCCAAGTAAGTGCCAAAACACTTCCTTGCAACTTGTGGATAACAGGGAAAGTAAGATAGTTAACGAGTACATCTTTCGTGGAAAGATTAACCGCACCATTACCTTCTCTAATAGAAGACGTGACAGCCCCATCAACACCTGTAGAGAGAAGACCCATCTCAGTTAGACTCGCCCCTTGAGCTTCAGACTCATTAAAGACAGTGGTCAGATCAATCACATTTGTAGGGTAAGAAACCTCTGCTCCTGTACTGTCCCTGTAAACAACTGAACTAAAAGCTTTTCTGACTAATTCGCTGTTCAACTTTCTTTGAGTATTAAGAGCTATATCAGGATTAGTTATATCTCCCGAAGCACCATTTCCGATGGCGAGCATATTTAAACCCGTAACTCCTGCGTGTCCACTAAATAACATAGCTGCTAAGATCCCGCCATCAAGGGTATAAATGTTTCGTTTCTCTAAGACTACTTCTTCCCTGCCGTCTGGGTGTATAATCTTACCAAAAACATCCCCCCTTATTTTGTATTGGTTCTCTCTCAAAGCAAGGGAGAACCCAACACCTGCTGTGGTGGGGTTATTTATGTTTTCCTTAATCTGACTCATTTTGTCCTCCTGTTGGGGTTTTATACCTTTGTTAAATATAAACATATAACTACTATTATTATGTTGAGAACAGTAGCTTAGATATATGCTCTGTTACCACGTTGGGTTCTTGATTCAATCGAGTAGACCCCCCAAGAAAACTCGTGGCACTGTTGAGAATTAGGTTAGGTGCGTACAACTTACCTTTATCCCTCAAAACATTCATTGGTGAGTTAAATGGTGATCCCGACATTTTAAGCTCTAGGGCATCATCTTCAAAAAAGATTTCCTCTCCTGTTATACCCTTCAGAGTCTCTTCTTTTTTCTGTATTAAAGTACGAGGACTATCTTTACTGTTATCAGTGCTTCCACGCAGTCTTCTGCCTTGAGGTCTATTCATCAATTCTTCTACTGAAGGAGGATTGATTGAGTCTGAGGTAGGATCGAAATTAACCAAAACAGGATCGAGGAAAGGCACTTGACCTTCACTTAAAGATTCCCCACCCTTATTCCAACTTTCACCTGACTTAAGAGGTGTACTAGAGATCGCTTCTAATCGAACCATTGTGCCATCTGAAACGTCTATAAATAAAACCCCTCCCACAACTTTAAAATCACCCACCTCAAGGTTCGTAGAAAGATTAGTAATACTGATTATATGGTCAGGTAAGAAACCAAAAGCATATAAAGGCACAGAGCCTTTAGATACCTCTGCGACCCCCCTTGCAATATCAGTGACTCTTTCTCGGCTCACTTTATGTAATGAATCTGACTGATTCAAAACAAGAAAGCCCAAGCCAAGGTTTTGGTTATTTAAACCATGTGTTCTCTTAGTCGAAGTCTTTAAAGTAAATATCTCTTTAGTCTTTGGTTGGACAGGTAATGCAGGAAATAAACCCACTGAAGGGAGATTACCCACATCTAAACCTTTAAAATTCTGATCTAAATGATGACCTCTATTTGAGAGGACTTCTGCTGTACCTCTCGCACGAGGTCTATTTAAAACAAAAGATGAGTTGTTCAACTCAGTGAACGAGAAAGAATCCCCCTCACCATAAGGAACTCTGAAAGTCAGCTCGGTGTTGTTTGCGATTAGTGTGGATAGAGTTATCTTGTTAGTTAATGGCTCATAGTTTTCAATCGTATGACTTTCTACACTAATCAAGTCGCTTTTGAGTAATGGCATCCCTCTGTATGTCTTTCTAACAGGAATGTTCAGAACTAAAGAAGTTTGGGTGTCCCCTACACCATTTGAAACCACTACCTTTGTCTCTCTATATTTAAGTGCAGGAGACTTCCAAGAGTAATCATAAAAAGTGATTTCTTGGAACCCATTAGTAGTTGCAATGTTATCTGTTTCTAGCTCTAAGGCTCTAAGGTAGAAAGTAAAGCTCGATCTTATCTCTACGAAGTAAGCAGAGTTATCTAACAAAACAAGCTCTCCTTCCCCCAAATAAGAAAGAGAAAGATTGCCTGCGTCATTTGTGAAGTACCCACTAGAAATTGAACCCGTACCTGACGTAGAAAAGCGGGGTACTTCCCAAGCATAGTTTCCGTCTTCAGGGACAATCTCTGTGAGGTTCACAACTCTTCTTAATAAAGGAGAAACATCTTCCCCATTCTCTTGTGCGATCACTCCCGCATAACTTACTGACCTAGAAAGAACCCTATCTGACTTCTCTACTAAACTTCTAAATACCCTTATGCTTTTACCTACTGAATATCCATAAACAATGTTCTCATAAGTACCATTTCTCGCTCGTCTTAAATTCTCTTGGAAAGAAGAAGAGTAAGTAAAACATAAACCTGTTGATGTAGAGGTGTCATAAGCAGGGGTAGGATCATCGGGGTTATTTCTTTTAAAGTTAACTGTCTGTAATGTGGGTGGAGAAATCGACTCTCCAAGAACAGAAGATATCTCACCTAACTTTATATGGGCAGGCTTAGTTGTTCTTAAAAGCTTCCTAATGTTGTTCTGTAGATTGACAATCTCTTGAGGGAGACTCAGATCAATTGCGTGAGTGTGGGGGACTCCATCTTTATTTTTATGGGGTTGAACAACACCGTCTATAATCTCATGTTGATGTAAATCATCGCCCCAAGAATAACCGAGGGGGGAAAGAGTTGAACCAATACCTTTATCGGGGGCAAATACGAAGTGTCTATGCCCATCAGTCGGCTGAGTGTAACCTAAGATTGAAGTTAGAACCCTTATTCTGTGGTTGTCTACTTGCTTTATCTCTATTTTAGATCCGTTTGATGTTTCTGTGAGTAAGTCCTGTATCACTTTCTCTTCAGAACCTTCAATCAAAGCATGGGTTGTATTCGTTATGATCTGTCTAAGAGTTAAGTCGTCTTTAGAGGTGGGTGTGTTTTCTTCGTCAAAGATTAAAGATGTAATTTTTGACGTTAAAAACTCCACCCTCATCTCATTGAAACTGCCATCATCATCAAGATCTGAGATGTCCAAAATGACTTGTGCAAAAAGATTAGCCACTCCGTCATATATAATCTTATGGTTAGGGCCGAACTGATTTGAGTTGTAGTTAGATGACGTACCCGTAGCTAAAGATTGACTGATCTTCTCAGACAATAAGCCTATAAAGTTTCTTGTTCTTGTGGATTGGTGTTTTAAAGGGTCTTTTGTCTTTCTCTTGTCATAAAAAACTTTCATTATTCCTCCTCAAACGTAAAACTTAAGTCTCCCACTGAGAAAGAAGAAAACTCATTTAGTCGAGCTTCTGTAATAACCTCTATTTTGTCAGAAACTACATAATCCAACTCGAAACCATAAATAGAAGGGTCATCACCTGCTTCGAGTCCCACAAGAAGCTTACTTGAACTTTCAGAAAGACCTGTAAGACCTGAGTCTCCTAAAATAAAAGCAGTGTCTTTTACCCAATTTGACGGAGAGCTTTTCTCTAGGTTGTTGAGAAGCTTAAGCGAAGTTTCTTTCTTTGTGCTTTTATTCTTCTTAAAGACCCTCGCACCCGTACCTCCTCCAATTTGAGGGGTGTTCAAGATCCTCGTGTCAATGATCCAAACTCGAATACTAGAGTTAGAAAGAGAGGTCACTTCTCTATACTCAGATAAAGATACTTTTACTTTCTCTCGGACAATGAAAGTATCCTCTGCAAAAGACATACGGACTAAAGGTAAACTAACGTGGCTCACACCTTCAGTCGCATTGATTTCTCTAACCACTTCTGAAGGTCTTAATACTCCTCCGACATTATTGGAGATTATCAAGTTAGATAAGTTATATTGCAGTAAATCATTCACATCAGAAGATGAAGTTCCCTGAGTTAAAAACACCGAAGCACTAATGTTGAGGGGAGCTTTTCTTATTTCTTTCACGACTACATCAGCACCTAAGTTCTTTTGTTTATCTAAGAGATCTTGGGCTGTCTTAATGACAAGGTTTGTGATGTAAGAAATCGTGATGTTCTCAAGGTAGTTATAAGATATTAAAATAGTCTGCCCGTCTGTGATATTTGAAGCAGATGTTCTCTTGATCGATACCTGACCTTCTCCGTCATCAAGGATCGTAAAGTCAGGGTTTAGCGAGTAAGGGTTGTAATAGGAAACATTCTCAAGACTCTTAACTGTAATAGAAAGAGGGTCTGCCCCTAGTTTTAAAAGCCTCTCCTCGTAAAACCCCGAAATCACATGGGACTCATCGGTAACAGCTTTTATCTTATCTCCCGTACTGTTTGAGAGAGTGACGCTCGTTGTATCCTTAGTTGATCTCCCTAAAAGTAAAGGGTCATTATTGTTGTCGAAAACATAACCTGTAACAGCAGTCGCACTCTCATCCAAAACTGAAACAATGCTCCTTACAGGTTGCCTAGAAAGTACCAACTTGGAACTTGCATCACTTCTATAGTCACCTACAATAATGTCAGCTAAACCATACGAGTTTTGAGCTATGGTCGTGTCTAATCTTATTGTCCGATAGTCTTCAACTGTGTACCCCGTAAGATCAAAATACTTTTGCTCTGACGCATTATATAAGCCAAAGCGTATATGAGTGAAGGTACGGTTAATCATCTCATAAATAGGCGTACTCACAGTCGCCTCTAATGACCTAAAACGATAAGACCCAACCCCACCCACAGGAATGAACTTAGATCCGAACTTAGAGTTATATGAAGGTGCGAATACATCAGACACAGTAGTTAAAGATTCACCTTTAACCCACACGTCTACTTTCCCGCCTTTGTTTTCATCTCTCTTCATGTATTCACTAGAAGCGTCAACTATAAATGAATCTGAAACACCCGCCACAGACCGACTGATTCTTTCATAACCTCCCTTTGTTCCGCCATCAACTGAATCAAGAGAACCTAAAGCCCTCACAGCTAACTCGTTGTTTGTTTCTACGTCATCTCCTCCAAAAGTAGGTGAAGGATTAGTGACAGAAAGGCCCAATGGAGCACCTGTCGTAATCTTTCCTGAAGTAAGATTTCCTGAAGCACCCCCTGATTCAGCAACCACAGGAACTCGTACTGAATACTTCTTTGTCACAGGGTTAAAGAACTTAGACGCATCTGCTAAAGGTATAGAGGCTGAAGTTGTTGTTAAGAAAGAAACTCCCATTCCACTTACTCTCGTACCACTAGGGATAGAGAAAGAGAGAGTTGGGGGGGTTTTAGTGAAGAACTCCACCTCACCACTAGCTTGAGTTGAGAGCCTTCTTTTTATACCAAAGTTTATGGCTAACTTCTCAAACGCATTATCAATCAAAGTTTGAAGTTGGGTTTCTGATTCCAAAAACAACGAAGACATTAAAGCAGTCTTATATTGACTGTCCTCTACGGCAATAGAACTCCCCTCATTTAAAGGATCATCTATTTGAAGTAAACCTAAGAAGCTTGAGCTTCTATATGAAAAGTCTAATAAGAACCTCGCTCTTTCCATTTCTGAAATAATCGGATCTATAATAATGTCTCGAACTACTGAACCCGCTTGAACTGAAATATCGGGTTGAGCCAAGTAAATGGATCTTATCATGTCAGTAGTTAAGTCATCTCTAGATACAACAGGTAAAGAGGTCGTTGTATTCAAGATGTTTATAGGCTTACCCGAAACCTCGCTTGAATAATAAGATTCAACCTCAACCCCATCAATCACTTTGGTGGCTCCAACTATATAGTACAAAGGCTCTGACGCAGGGAGTGTTGTAAAGCGTCCAATTTGGACAGTCCGAGGGGTTGATAAGTTAGTTCCCTCTCTATTGTGGACAAACGAAATCTCTGTCCTCAGATATACGTTGTTTAATGTAGAGTTGACCCTTAAACGATTGGCGTATTCAGGGATCTCTAACTCACCTAAAGAAGTGCTAGAAAGAGCTGTATCACCTTCTTTTTGGTTCACTAAAACTTCAGCAAATAACGGGTCCGCTGTTTTTAGTTCTACATCAGTCTTAATCTTCCCTATTTCTTCAACTACCTCTGTTCTATTTCCAAACTTAACAGGGTCTATCGGATCTAGGTTAATCTGAGTGTATCCCTCAACCCCACCACCTGAAGTTGTACTCGCATAGATTGTATAAAAAGATACGTCAGAATCTGTATGAGAAAAAACAATTTCTACAGCGTCTCTTTGTCTCCTTACAAACACCCCGTCAGGTGGAGCGGGTAAGTTTAAAACCTCCGAAGAAAGAATAACATTTACTGTGTACCTTTTTTTGAAGTTATCAATAAGAGTGAAGCTGTTGACTCCCGAAGAAAGAGTGAACCCGTCTTGGAACTGAGCAGGGTTGGGGAAAATGAAAGACCCATCACCATTAAGTAAAACCTCAGAAGAAGCAGATGTGAAAGTAAGAGAGCCATATTCAACGTCAATTGACGTGACACTTGAAGAAGCGTTCCCTCTTATAAAGGTGCTTTCTTTCGCTGTGGAGTAATTTACAGGGAAGGTCGATTTTGTGCCTTCGGGGTTTATTATATTTAGAATCATGTCAAATCTCCATCAAGAGGGATTGAACCTGGTACGGCAAAAACTATGTTAATACTTACAGGTTTAGATGAGAAACTTTCAACCGTTACTCTAACAAGATAAGAAGTCTCATCATCTCCTATAGTGGACACCTCAATACCCCCAATCCTACGAACTCTTTCCTCAAGAGACATAGGTTGGATCTTTGATTGTTGAGTCTGAACGTCTATCAAATCATTTAAAGATTTTCGGACTGAGGACTTTAATGATTGTACCACTCCTGCACTTACTTTCTGCCCGATCAAAGAAGTCGCAGTTGAACCATAAAATATGTGATATGGATTACTCCCTCTTTGAGTCAAAAGAGCTTTAGCTACCCTCTGATAAAGAAGATCATAATCTTTAATGGTTGTTAAATCCCCTACACTGTCAAACCTTAAATCATTCTCCACACCCGTACCCCCACACCTCCTACAGTAACTCTTCTCCACACCGTAAGAAAGATCAAACTCTCCATCATTAAAGTAAGGCTTAGAAAGAAGTATTTTATACCCTACAAAGTTCTTCTGTCTGACTAGCTTCCAAGATGGAAACAACTCTTTAGATTTAGCTCGGAGGGTGGTTGATAAAAAACCTAGCTTACTTAAACTCGTACCGCTTAACTTAAACCCATCAGAAAGAAGATTATCTGTAATCTGTATGGACTTCTGATAAACAGTCGCTTTTAAGGGAGAAGGTAGACTCTTATTTAAGACAGACACCATCTCAGCTTGATTTATAATCTTTGAAGGAAGTGTTATTGTAGTCTTTGTAAGACCTGCACCCTCCACGACCAAAGCGTTAGACGTACTGTTTATCCTGTAGGGGGAAGAGTTCGGAAACACCACATTAGCACTCGCCTTTAATCCCTCAAAAGGTATGCTAATGCCGTCTTTTCTTAACTCTATTAGACTGACTCCTGCAATCGGAGATAAAGGGATTATCTCTCGACCTCCTAAAATCGAAACTGTCTCGTACCTTATATGGTGAGGACACGCATGGGCTATTTGAGCATCTATACTCATCGTTCACACTCTCTTTCTAAATTTTGTCTCACGAAAGAGAGTGTGAGATAAAGTCTTTATTGGTTCTTATCCTTTTCGGATGATCTTATCTAGATCACCAATCTCTGCCCCGAAGACTTCTCGTACTTTCTCAACACAACCTTCATCAATCTCAAGATCATACATCTCACTAGAACTTACAGCACTACTCGCACACGCAAGAAGAACATTCAAGTCAGCCATCAAACCTGTAAAGTTTAAGATTAAACGTCCTGTAAGTCTACTATCATACTTCTCTCCTAATATGTCTTTGTCGATCAACTTCTGAGCCTTAGTGCCTGTTAGGTCTTTAACTAAGGTGCTCATTTCCCCCTCAGAGAGATGATCTCTTAATCCATTCCCTAACAAGGTTCCTATTCTTTCCATGTCAGTGAAGAATTTCTTGCTTCCTGTATCATAACGCACCTTTTGGTGAACATTGAAAGCAACCGTAGATAAGTCTTCAATATCTTCATCGCTAGCTTCTCCTTCTGACCCCAGAATCACGACCGATGCCATATTCCTATATTTAGCTTTGTCCTCATCACTAAGTTTTGAATAGCCACCCCCCTTAAGAGCTTTATGAGCCTCAAGCATTTCCTTTATGTTGTAACTACCCTCCCACCATGATTCTTGGTCTTTGGTTATTCTTTTGATATCAGCAAAATTTTGTTCTTCAGTGGTGTCCCCACTAAACACCTCATAATCTTCAGACATATCTTTAAGAACCGTAGCTGATGGAGAATTTAATAGTTTCTCGTAGAATGCCTCAAGTCGTGGGTTTTCTGCCTGTGTAACACCAACCTCACCAATCTGACTCCCTGCATTAGCAAGAATAGAAGGGTTTGATGTAGCGAGCAAATACCTCATTAACGCTTGTGCATTTCTCTCAACAAGAGGGTCAGCAAAAACATTTTCTGATTTTAACCCGTAGAACTCTCCGTTACTTTGCACTAAAACTTTTTGAGGGTAATAAGGCATCGCAAGATACACCTTCAAAAGACCATGATCCAAACTTAAGTCCACAGAAGGGAAACACTCAGGGCTTCCTTCAACAACATTTATGAGAGGTCTTAAATCTACATCCTTATCGAGCAGTTCCTTAAACTTGTTGTCATCCCCGTACTTTTTCTTAAGAAGTGCGAGCTTCCTTAAAGAACGTGTTCTACTCGCCATAGGCGAAAGCTCCGCAACTCCCTCAACCCCCCTCCCACCTCTTTGTCTTATATTTTCAGTATTATATGTGTCCCCCAAACCAAGCTCATCAAATAAAATGTTTTTTGTAATGGCTTGATCAACCATCTTCCGAGCAGATTCTCTTAGACTCTCTTCTTTCAACTCCACTTGAGGTGCGTATGAAACAAAAGAACGATCAAGAGATCTATGAGCTACCGCTGAAGCTTTTTCCTCCGCAATGCCGTATTGTCTGTAGTGGGTTTTTCTCTGTAACTTCTTTCCAAACTCCTCATCTTCACCTGCCTCAATTAATCTCATCTCTTCAAGTTCTTCAGGGCTCTTTTTGTCTTTCTTTTTAAGAGTAGCAAGCTTTTTGTCTCTAGCGACAGTGAGCTTATCTATATCTTCGTTTATTTCCCCCATCCGCTTGTCTCCAAGTCGGTCTTCAAAAGTATAGACGTTCTCTAAGATTTTCATCTCTCTGAAGTCGTCAAGAAGCTTATTAAAAGCGTTTGAAGTCATGATCTCAGACTTCTTGGCTTTGGCTTCTGTGATTTCAGCTTCAAGCTCTTTTAGATCATCTCCTTTTGCGTCTTTCTTTTCACCCTCAACTTTAAGAATGAAAGCGTCAATCGAAGCTCCCATCCTATCGAACTCACTCTCTGCGAGGTCTTTTAGTTCCTTAATTGGGGCTTTTACCTTGTTGATAAAGCCATCAGAAAGTAAACTGTTAATCCTTGAGAGTAAGAATCTACCTTGATTATCACTGAAAGATTCAAGGGCTTCCATGAGTCCATCATTAGAGGTAGCGATTTTATCAGAGACATCCTTTTCCGTCATTGCCTTTGCTTTAGTGATGTATGTATCAACAGTCATATCTCGCTCTGTCTTAGCAAGAGCGTTGAGGACAGACCGAAGCTTCCTAATGTCTCCTGTTTCCTTGATTTGAACTTTACCTTTTGTAAGAGTCAAGCCTTGATCCTTACAAGCTTGATCAAAGTTCAGACCTTGACGTTTTGCTAAATCTTTTGCTTCACAAGCTACAAGATTAGCTTCTTTTAATGCTTTATTAAGTCTGTGTCTCTTTGTGCTTTTATCATATTTTAATCTATCTCTGTTCGCAACTACCCACACCGACATTTCAGCATCTCTTTTTAAGAAACTCTTAACTCGGCTACTTCTTGACCTGTGTCTAAGGACATTTTCACCTTTTATTTCTCTCTTACTTAGTTGAGTATTGATTACCTCTTGGAGAAGAGAGTCAATTGCGGAATCCATATTATCCTCATAGAGCTTCCGCATTTTAGAACCGAAATCAACATCGAAAGTTCCTTGGATATTTCCAACAATTTTCTTAACTGCGTCCTTTCTTTCTTTTGCTCCCTTCGGTGTAGTAGCGAGTCCCTCAACTTGGTCGAAAAGGTCAGAGAGATCCTCCATACCCTCATTATTAGTTCTTAAACGCTTAATATCATCCTTGATGGTCTCTTCGAGGGCTTGGTTGTCTGCTTGAGCTTGATCTTTATTTTCTTTATCCATGCCTTTTATCTTATTTGCAGGGATGAAGTTTTTAGTCTCACTCAGTAAATCGACAACTTGGTTGATTACTCTTCTTTGTTCCCTTAAAACGCCAACCTCAGACTTAAAGTTTTCATCCGTAGAAAGATAATCTGTTACATCACGATGTACTCTTAAGTCAGTAGCAGTAATCGCTGCATGAGCTTTGACATTGGATAAGGTTCTCCCTGCGTCAATCTTTGCAGAGAGAGGGTACTCCGAAATACTGTAGCTCATAAGAGGGTGGGCAAACTCTTTTATTTGTGTATCTCCAAGATCAAAAGATTCAATGTTGCCTTCTTTCTTTACCGCAGGTGTAAGAGCATCTTTGTTTTGTAGAAAACCCAACAGCTCCTTAACCATACTTGGAAGAGTGCCATTTATTGATTCGTCTTCAACCATCATAGAAATAGTCGCCATTGTGTTTTGGGCTTCTGCATCTGCTTTGCCCAACAGAGAGTTCAAGTCAGCATCACTCTCAAACTGAGCCAACCAACCCCCAAATTTCCCCAATGCATCACTGATTTTTTCATAGTTCATCGCAGTCCACTCAAACAGAGCCACATCATTCTTCAGAAACATCTTGTTAGGGGCGTATTTAAGAGAGTCCCTTAAAGACTTTACAAAGGTCGAAAAACCCTCCATTTCCTCAAAGACTTCATCTACTGTGTTTTCTAATTCTACAGGATCAGCCTCCCCATCAATAGCGTAATCATTATCAAAGTTTCTCAGTAGGTCATGGAGATCATATGTCTTCCCAACCTTTCTGATTTGTCTATCAAGTTCGGCTTTTGTAAAAGCACCATCTAAGAATTGTATCTCAGAGCTAGTTAGCTGGCCCATTTTGAATAAACGAGCATATACAAGTCTTTGAATCTTCTTGTACATAACGGAGTTGTTACCTGAGATAATCTCAATGTTACCTAGCAAGAATCGACTTTCCTCTTTTCCTGGGAATTGTCTATGTCTTGAGTTAATCATGTCGAGGATTCTTAAAAGATACTCTTTTTTAGTGTCTTCGCTCTCTTCTTCTTCTTCATAGGTTTCTTTAGCAGAAGCAAGAAGCTCTCTTTTTTCAGTTGTGTCTCCATCAAAGTCCTCATCAGCAAGAGTATTAATCAACTCCGTATAATGTTCAGCTACGATTCTGTCTCTTACTTCTTGATCTCCCTCATCTCCTTGACTCAACTCTGAGAAAGAAACAGTCTTCTTCTGTATTTGGTCTTGAACGACCTTCCAAACCTTGTATTTAAAGTTCGCCATAATCCCTAAGATTTTTTTAGACTTTTTAGCCCAAGTAAAAGCACCCTCACCTAAAACCAATGAGTTTTGGGCATCTGCTTTTGCAACTTTCTTTCTAAACCTAAGAGCTTCTTTATATATGTTAGTAAAGACAGAGCGAGAACTCATTTTCTTTCTTAACCCCGTTGCTTTAAACACATCTTCTTCATCTGAGGTATCCTCTCTACCTGTTAAAGAGAGCACTAAAACATCTGCTATAATTTCACTCACTAAATCATTCCCGATGTAAGACCCTTCAGCTTTATTCTTGTTCTTTCTTTTAACTTCGTCCTTGATCCCTTTAATCAAATACTTAAGAGATCTTTCCATTAACTTTTTTGATCGGTCGTGAAGTTTTTTAAATTCTATCTTCTCTTGCTGTTGATTTATTTCAGTACCTTCAAAAAAGTAGTCAAAAATAGGCTTCCCTTCGCTGTCTTCCATATTTAACTGCTTCATTGCTCGCATAAAACCGAGAGGTTTTTTCTTTTTCTGTATCTGTTGCAACTGATTAACAGTTAAGTCGTTAAAATCAACACCCACAGAAGCAAGTAGAGTCATGTTAAGAATCGAAGATCCCATCTCAGTGAGTAAAGTGTTACCCATACTCTCTATCTCTCGATCAGAAAGAGCTGTACTCGCATCAGTTCCGTTTTTGATCAAGTTAACAACTGCCGTTGCGATCTTCTTTCTTAAAACAAGAGCGATTTTTTGATTTTGAGAAGCCACTTTAAAATTAGTTTTTGGCCGACTGTAAAGCTCTGTTAGGCTCGAAATCGCAGACAGGATTTGATCAGAAGTAAGCATAAGATTCTCCAATTTACTATGAGTGAGATAACACCTTTTTTATCTACTGAGTCGCATAAAATATCTATTGATTCTCAGCACACATTGCTGTATAAAAACAATACCGAGCTGATCTTACGATCAACTAGCTCTTTTTTATCCATCTCTCCCGATGAGTACATATATGCAGAACAAAACACAAGCAGACGCTTGCTCTTTCTTATCTGATGAGTTTTTTAGTGATGACTTTTGGGTGCTTCAAGACATCTTATCTGATGAGTTTTTTAGTGATGACTTTTGGAAGCCCACACATCCGAAGCGACAAATAAGCAAACTCGATAACGAGACTCGCAATTTCCTATTTGACTCAACTCGAACTCAATACGAGAAGATAAGAAAGAGTCTGTTAGATTACTACTATAAAAAAGACCTACACTACCTAGCCCCTGCGGATAGTGCAGAAGATGTAGTGAGTGAATTTCTCGTCTATGTCTGTGAGAAAGACAAATTTAAAGACAATACTGAGACTTTGAAGATGGGGAGCGTCATCTTCATCTTTAGACAGTTTCTATCACGAGAAAGAATGTCTAAAGCGAAATGTGGACTCTACAGAAGCAAAGATGTTAAAGCTAAAACAGATCAAGAACTGAGGCTTAAGAAAGAGGGGAAGGGCAAAACTCTCAGAAAAGTTAAAAAGAGCTATGCAGAAGTGAGAGAGGTGGTGTGGGAAAAAGATGAGGAAACGGGTGTTGTCGAGAGCTTTGAGGTCGCTTCTCACCACAGTAATCCTGCTGATGAGGTCGAACGAAATGAAGCACTAGACATAGTGTTTGAAGAGTTCGCTTCAGCTTCAAAAACTGAAGAAGAGGCTAACAAGCTATATGATATCTTTGTCTGTCTTGCTGAGAGAAATCATCGAACAGATCAAGCGTTGGCTGATAACTTAGGTGTCGAAGTAAGCGAGTTAAAGCGACTGAAATTCAAAGTGAAGAACACGATAAAGAACAGCAATACACTCAGAGAGATGTACTCTTAAACAGCTTGCACAGTCGATAGCATAGGGTCATTTAGCTCAAGTAAATGCTTGTGTTCTGAGATCACATCTTTAATCTTAGTGTAAGCCCAAGAGGTCAGTTTAACAGCCCCGTCAAACACCATTTTAATGAGCTTCCAAATCACTTTTAAAGGGAACTCTACAAGGATTCGACTTGGGAGTCTTGTGAGTTGATAACTCATCCAAGACAGACCTATTATGGCATAGTACACGATAAGTGCAATACCGATGACTTTAAGAACAGAAACGATCCCGAACGTAGCTGTGCTTTTGACAATTGCGGCTTTGATTAAACCGAGAGCCATCCCCCCTGCTTTCATAATCCCCAACCACGCTTTATTCAGAATGAAATAGATTGCTGACCACGCTTTCCCCGCAGGTAAAGTTGGTGCATATCCTTGGGGGATCACAGACCAAAGCCAAGAAATACCTTCACCTATATAATGGGTTGCTTCACTGATCACAGTCCCTGATACACTTAAAAACTTGTCTACCATGATCCCCTGTGCTTCAAACGGAAGCGGTGGGGGTGGAGGTGCGGCAGCAAAGGGATTCCAAAATGCTTGTCTGTCGAAGGATGCGTTTTTAACTTTTACATTCTTATTGTCTTTCACATACCACAATAGAACTAACGCCATCGTTTCTTTCTCGACATTAACCGCTTGAGCCATACCCTCAATGTCTTTCTTTTGATAGGCATTAGCAAACTTACCGAGTATGTCTCCTGCTTCCCCATGCGACTTAGCTTTCGACCCTGCTTCTGCTACCATTTTTTGTATCGGGTCATTAGGGTCAAAGTCAGAGCTATCAACAGCTTCAACAAACGACTTAACGGAGTTTAATCCGAAGTGCTTCTGAAGAAACTTCAAACCTGCTTTACCTTCACTAGAGATCTTCTTTCTTTCTTTTTGAGCTTCACTCTGAATAAAGGCAGACGCTACGTCTTCTTTCACAGTATCAAAGAACATAGCTCTCTTTTCCATACGGGCAGTATGGATACGGGCGACTCTATTTACACTTGCTGTCCTGTTCATCTCTTTCCCCCATCATATGCTTTAGCATGACCTACTCTGATCATTTCATCATTGAGAGATTCACCTAGTCCTTCCAATTTCTCATCATAATCCCATATCACACCGAGCCATCTCCCAAACTTCCCCTTCTTTTGTGTGTGTACGATCACCGTCTTGCCTTCTATTCGGCTTCTCAGGTACTCTTTCGCTTGATACCCTCTTTGCTTCTCATCAAGATCTTTAGTGCGGATTTCAGGTGTATTGATCCCAATCATTCTTACTTTAACACGGGCAAAGTGCTTCATGCCTTGGTCTATCATGAGGGTGACAGTATCTCCGTCATATACGGAAAGAACTTCAGCTTTGTAGTGGTATAGATATTTCAATGTTATGCTCCACTAGTCATTTTCAAACATAGACTGCCACTTATTCTTGTAGTCGTCCATCATCTCTTTTAATGCGACCTCCGCTTCACCATTTGGTGTAGCTTCATCTATTTTACTCTGTTCATCTAACTCTTCATTGTATTTAAGAGTCATCTCCGCTTCTTTTATAACCTTCTCATAGTCTTTTCCACTTTTAGGGTCATTACTGAAAATACCCTCATACATAGATTTTTGGTAGTCAACGAGTCCTCTATCTACCTGTGTTTCTTTCTTCGGAGCTTCTTTCTTCGGAGCTTCCTTCTTCGGAGCCTCTTTCTTCGGAGCCTCTGCCTCACCCTTATTGTCTTTTTCTTTATTTTCAGCCATCGACACCACTGATTTGATGTATCCCTCGTATTCAGTTTGCCAAATCTTCATATAAGCATCTTTCAAACTCGGATTCTTTACCTTACTGAAGCCTGAAATGGTGTTAAGAGAAACCTCTTTTTCTTGGTTTGTCCCTGATTTTGTTTTGAACTTCACTTTCCTCTTCTTTTTAAGATTATCCGCCCACGCCTTTTTTAAGGAAGCACCCTCTTTACCCAAAACTTTAAAAATAGAAGCAAAAGCTCTCTTTCTATCTGAGGGTTTAGCTTTAGGGTCTTGAATGATTGAACTCTGCTCTGCAATCGTAAGAGCAGGCTTTTTGGGCTTTTTACTCTTTCCCGCTGTTCTCACCAAATGCTCAATTTGAGTTAGTTTTTCTCCCCCCAAGTCTGAGAAGTAAGGACTCAGTTCAACATCAAGACTACTTGTCTTGCTTGAGAGAGAAGGCAAGTAATGATCAACTTTCACACCTTGGGCCGCGTGCTTCATCACAGCAAGAGAACTTCTCCAATAGTTAGATTGCTCACTTGCATTTTTTAACTGATGTGATGAGGCTCTTTCTTCGTCAGCCATACCAGAGATAAGATTAAAGGTTGCTTGAGCAACTTTACCGTTAGGGCACTTTAAAGCGATTTTGATAAGTGGAACGATACATAGCTTGTGCATAGGGATTCCTTTCATGAAAGTCTTATCTAATTCAGCCGATTAATAAAGTATAAGGAAACACATGAAGGATTTCATTGGCTCTCCTTTGGTTTTTCAGCTTCTGCGATAGGTGTTTTGTCCACTCCGATTGTTGACTTGATTTTAGACTTCACAACCTTAACTATATAAGCGTTTAAAGCCCCTGCTGAAGCCCCAAGCCATAGGTCAAGAATCTCATTACTTAAAGAGTACCCTACAATAGCTCCTGTAATGACAGATACGAGTCGGGTAACAGCTTCAGACTTTTCTTTACACGTTTTAAAGATAAAAGGTTTAACAACTTCTGTGATGGCATAACTTACAATCGCGGCGACCACTACAAGGTAGAGATGCCCCATATGTGGTTGCACGTTCTCCATGTTCATTTTGACTTCGACTTCATTTGGGTTAGGAGGACCCACCAATTCTTGTGTCTCTTTTTTTTCGCTCATTAAAACCTCCTAACCTTTTTCCAATGATTCTTATATAAAAACTTTGTAAGTAAACAATAGCATAAAAGGAGTATACATGATGGGTGCAGGTATCCTATTTCAACATGATAAAAAAGTCCTCTTACTTAAGAGAGCAAAAGTAGACGATAAATGGGTGGGTTATTGGAACTGCCCTGGCGGTAGTGAAGAGAAAGGGGAATCTCGCTACGAAACAGCTCTAAGAGAAAGTAGGGAAGAGATCGGACCTTTACCGATGTTTCAAGTGTACGATCACATAAACACTTATGGGTACACTCTGTTTCTAGCAACAGCAAAATACGAGTTCACCCCTCTGCTAAATGAAGAACACTCTGAGTGGGTATGGGT